CAGTGAAACCAGTTGGACCAGTGAAACCAGTTGGACCAGTGAAACCAGTTGGACCAGTGAAACCAGTTGGACCAGTGAAACCAGTTGGACCAGTGAAACCAGTTGGACCAGTGAAACCAGTTGGACCAGTGAAACCAGTTGGACCAGTGAAACCAGTTGGACCAGTGAAACCAGTTGGACCAGTGAAACCAGTTGGACCAGTGAAACCAGTTGGACCTGTAAATCCGGTTGGACCTGTAAATCCGGTTGGACCTGTTCTTCCAGTTGGACCTGTTGAACCTATTACACCATTTGGTCCTGTAGGTCCATTTAGTTCAAGAGATACTGTTATATTATTGCCAATTCCAAATAATGACGATGATGATATAACGCCTAAACTTGTTCCTGATATAAACACAACTGGTATATTTATAAATGTTGTTGCTGAAACTGAGTAAGTGTATGTATCATAAGCTACACGATATATACCAAAATTACTACTTGTATAATTTTGAGAAAATCTTATATAACTTCCAACTGTAATTGTATTCAACCATGCTGTTTCTAAAACTCCTTGTATATCAGTTAAACTAAAGCAAACTGTATCATATTCATTCATAACATTATTATGAGGATAATCTAAATCATACGCGAATGATATATTTCCAGAAGCAAGATTTGGTTTTGGTATGCCAGGTAGAGCTGCACTAGTATAACTTGTAGCAGCCGCTAATTTATATAAAACAGTATTACCGCCAAAATTACCTCCTATTCCTGTTGATCCCGTACTTCCTGTAGTTCCTGTTGATCCGGTTGGACCAGTAAATCCGGTTGGACCAGTAAATCCGGTTGGACCTGTTCTTCCAGTTGGACCAGTAAATCCGGTTGGACCAGTAAATCCGGTTGGACCAGTAAAACCAGTTGGACCAGTAAATCCGGTTGGACCAGTTCTTCCAGTTGGACCAGTAAATCCGGTTGGACCAGTAAATCCGGTTGGACCAGTAAAACCAGTTGGACCAGTAAATCCGGTTGGACCAGTAAATCCGGTTGGACCAGTAAATCCGGTTGGACCAGTAAAACCAGTTGGACCAGTAAATCCGGTTGGACCAGTAAATCCGGTTGGACCTGTTCTTCCAGTTTCACCAGTTGGTCCAGTTGTTCCGGTTGGACCAGTAAATCCGGTTGGACCAGTAAATCCGGTTGGACCAGTAAATCCGGTTGGACCAGTAAATCCGGTTGGACCTGTTCTTCCAGTTGTTCCAGTTGGTCCAGTAAAACCGGTTGGTCCAGTAAAACCGGTTGGTCCAGTTGTTCCGGTTGGTCCAGTTGTTCCAGTTGGTCCTGTTGTTCCGGTAGGTCCTGTTGTTCCGGTTGGTCCAGTTGTTCCAGTAGGGCCTGTTGTTCCAGTTGGACCAGTAAACCCGGTAGGTCCAGTTGTTCCGGTTGGTCCAGTAAAACCAGTAAAACCAGTTGTTCCGGTTGGTCCAGTTGTTCCAGTGAGGCCGGTTGGTCCAGTAAAACCGGTTGGTCCAGTAAAACCGGTTGTTCCGGTTGGTCCAGTAAAACCAGTTCTTCCAGTTGGTCCAGTAAAACCAGTTGGTCCAGTAAAACCAGTTGTTCCAGTGGGGCCTGTAGGACCTGTGAAACCGGTTGGTCCAGTAAAACCAGTTGTTCCAGTGGGGCCTGTAGGACCTGTAAAACCGGTTGGTCCCGTTCTTCCAGTTGGGCCTGTCATTCCTGTAGGACCTGTGAAACCAGTTGGACCTGTAAATCCGGTTGGGCCTGTCATTCCGGTTGGACCTGTTGTACCTGTTATTCCAGTAGGTCCAGTTCTTCCGTGTAAATCAACATATTCTTTATTTGCTAACTGAGGATTATTACTAGGCATAGTTATACATTCTGGAACTTGTGTAAATGTCATTACACCTGAATTATTAATTTCTATTTCTGAAGTTGGATTACTATTAGCATAAAAATATATATTATTAGAAGTATCTAAAGTTAAATTATTATTGACTCCAGGAACCGATGAAACTTTTCCGGCTGTTATTAACCATGGACGCGTATTATCATTTAAATGTGGTTGGGACGACATATATTAATATAATAGATTAAATATTATATTAAATTTAAACTCATGTAATTTTATATTAACAAGATATTTTTTTAAAACTCCTGCTATATCCCGCCATTTTTCTTTGAACCATCGGGACAATCTTTTCGGTTTCTCATCATCCGTATAAGTTTCACCCATATCTTTATAAAGTCTCACAATATATCCACTCTTATACGCAGAGGGTTTGTTGTAAATTGCGTCGGCGGTTCTCTTTGCCTCCTCGTATAGAACGAGATTATCAACAATCGGTATTCACTATATAAAAGGATTATATTATACTGCGTTGTTGAGAGAAGAATTAGATATAGTAGGTAAAGGTGGATGAACCATCCTAAACTTCTCTTCTTTTTCTTCTGCCTCTGTATCCCTGATGATTTTAATACAACCACAAGCAACTTCTTTATATTTAGATTTATACGCCATACTCACTAATTTAATAATCATTCCTGAAATAGTGGTGACAAAAGCAACCCAGAATACTTCACTCAACATATTATAATTAAAGAATTAAATACCAGCCCAAGCAATACTATTATTATATATACAACTTTGACCTGTGCCTCCTTCTGTGATTTTTAAAGTGTAATTTGTAGTTCCAGCAGAAAGAGCAGTGACATTATCAGTATAAGGCGGTGCGGTTGTTTTATTAACGCTGTGGTCGCCTGTTCCTATAAACGAATATGTTAATGCTCCTCTTTGATTAGTATATATATTTGGAGAGTTTCCACTAACCGAAGCATACACACCACCAACAACATTATTCGTCGGTGCTAAATTATATCTTATACTCGCACCAATACCTGTTTGAAATTGACCCAAACCAGTAGAACACCATACAAATTGAAAAGGTGCTTGATTTACTAAAAAAAAACCGCTCATATATATTAAGTTAATATATTTATTCCTACAATATAGACAGAGTTAATGTAGTAGATATTCATTACTGCGGTTGAATTTGCTGAAATAGTGAAATTGCTACTAAAAGTGGTCTTCACTCCTGAAATACCTGTATTAAAAGTTAAAGAACCACCAGCACCAGTCGTGATATAAACCATATAAGACCCACCTGCTACTGCGTTTGAGAATGCTACTGCCGACTGCGTAATTGCGGAGGTAATTGCCGTAGCATTATAAAAGTTTCTAAAAGAAGTAGATTGAAAATTAAGAGTGAGAGTGGTTGCCACGAATGTATAATTATTCACTGGATTTGCGATATTTGTTCCGTTGCTATTTACCGAAAAATAAGTGGAAGAAAGAGAAGTTGGATTAGGTGACCCAAAAGCATATGTTCCAGCAGTTCCAATTCCATACGATAATAATCCAGCATTATTCAATCGTAAAATATAAGGAGAATTTGCGGAATATTGGTCTGTATTATAGAACATATCCGCATACCCAAGATTATCACCAATACTCGTTTGAAATCCAACAACCACCCCATTCTCACTTCCGTTTGGAACTAATTGCGTCGCCATATTACAACAAGACCCAAGCATATTAAAATTACCAGTTGAATATGGTGTCCCTGATGGTAATGGAGTAAAGAAACTACTGGATAATTCCCAAGAAGGAAACGCAGTAATACCCGTTCCACCAGTTCCGCTTCCTGCTCTTCTTATATCAGTAATAGCACTATTAGAATTACCTGTATTTGTAGTTTGAATAATTAAATTATTATTTGTTGTTCCAGTATTGTTGTTTGATTGTATATACTTTGTGCCAAACCCACCAGTATTAATAATTAAAGCACCAGTAGAAGCGGTTTCAGTCCCGTCGCTTACCAAAAAATAAGGGTTTGTAAGAGCATTCGTAGAAGGATTATATTGTAAATACTGACTATCCACACGCAGAACATTATTGGAAGAAGTGGTGGATACAAATGTGGGATAGTAAGTCCCAGCAGTAGTAGTAGTATTCGTAATATTAATGAGGGCCGCTGAACTTGCGTTCCCGCTCAAATCACCGACAAATGTGGTTGTAGTTAAAGCACCTGTGCTTGGATTATACGATAAAGGGGTTGTCGTATCGTCAATAAAAAGACCCTTGTTTCCTGCTCCACTTGTTTTCACAAAAGTAGGATAAACAAGAGTAGAAGCATTATCCGTTCCAATCACAGCATTCGTAGCATTCGTAGCATTTCCAGATAAATCGCCTACGAAAGTAGTTGTTGTTAAAACTCCTATGCTTGGATTGTAAGACAAGAGTGGAGCAGTAGTACTATCGCTATAAAGTGTTGCACCACTCCCAGCACCACTCACCATTACTGGATAATAAGTTGCTGACGCACCTGTGTAAGCAGTAATATTCGCAGTAGTCGCCCTTGTTGCTGTTGTGGCGTTCCCGCTCAAATCACCGACAAATGTGGTTGTAGTTAAAGCACCTGTGCTTGGATTATACGATAAAGGGGTTGTCGTATCGTCAATAAAAAGACCCTTGTTTCCTGCTCCACTTGTTTTCACAAAAGTAGGATAAACAAGAGTAGAAGCATTATCCGTTCCAATCACAGCATTCGTAGCATTCGTAGCATTCGTAGCATTTCCAGATAAATCGCCTACGAAAGTAGTTGTAGTCAAAGCACCTGTGCTTGGATTGTAAGTAAGAGGGGTTGTAGTATCGTCAATAAAAAGACCCTTGTTTCCTGCTCCACTCGTTTTCACAAAAGTAGGATACACAAGTGTAGAAGAATTATCCGTTCCTACTACAGCATTCGTGGCGTTCGTGGCGTTCCCAGATAAATCACCTATAAAGATAGTAGCAGTTAAAGCACCTGTGCTTGGATTATAAGACAAAGGATTTGTAGTCTTATCCACTTTTAGAGGTAATTTACCTGTATTATTAGAGACAAAAACAGGGTAAAAAGTATTATTAGTATTATCGTCTTGAATAAGAATATTTCCACTTAAATCTCCTGTAAAAGTGGCTGCTGTAATAGTATTTGTAGAAGGATTACAAGATAATCCACCAGTCTTTTGAATAGCATTTATTCCATTTGCTGAACTGTCGCTAAAATTGAGATAGTATGTTGCATTCGTACTCGTATTATTAGTTGTATATCCGTTTTTATTTATTGTATTTGTAGTTGTTCCGTCGGTTATTACAATTCCATATGTATTTATTGTGTTTGTAGTTGTATTTGTATCTGAATTATTGGTTATTACAATTCCATCCCAAGAATAAGTAGATTTTTGAATACTTACATTTATAGCAATTTGTCCTTGGTATATTCTAAATTGTATACCGGTTGTTGAAGAATTATAAAATTGTGCTGTTGGCCATACTTGAAGTAAGTTATCGCTAAACCCAAAAATTTTAGCTCCTTCATTCACGTAGAAATCAAAGCTATCTGAATCTCCTCCACTATAATTATAACTCAAACTTGCGCCTTGAAGAGCCCCTGAAAAAGAGTCAGCAGTTCCACAAGTTAATTTAATTTCTCTTGTAATACCTGTAGAGAAACCCTCGCTCCAATTTTGATTATACATTTTAAAACCGTTTAACCAATCTACAGATGTAGCAACAAATCTGTTATAATCATATTGAGAATGATTGATTTGTGATATGAATCCTCCATCAGGACTTCCTGATAAAGTAGGAAAATAAGGTGTATCAACAGTAGGATCACTACAATAAAATCCTGATACGGCATATTGTCCAGAACTATTACTATTTGTATCACCAAAAACAGCTCCCGAACCTTGGATAGTAGAATTATAACCACTAGTATCTGTAAAAGTTAATGTTCCTGATTGAAGTTCACTTGTAAGTGTCGTTCCATCTGTTATAATCAAATTATAAGGTTTCAATGTATTTATGGAACCAGTTGAATCGCTTAATGATATAGTTGGCACATTACTAGAAGCACTATGACCACTATCTATTAATACTCTATTATTTGTAGCATTTAATTGATCAACTAATTCGACATGGAAAGGATCTTGAGTATATTGAAGTGTATTTCCTGGATTATGAACAGTAACACCACCAGCAGTCATTTGACCTATAACTCCACCAGCATCAGTTAATGTAATAGATGAATATAATATTTCATTTTTTGTTGCTACTCCATCTGATAATATTATTTGAGAAGTATTATTGTATGGAACTAGCGATATATATGCGTCATTTAATGAGCTATCCATATAAATATTTGTTGAACGCAAAGCATTTCCATTTGTTTCATCTACCCATATTCCGTATAATCCTGGAGGTAATGGATCTACGCCATTTTGCGGTGTCAATGCTAAATACGTAGGATCTATACCACCAGTTACATTTAATTTTCCGTCAATATAAACATTTCCATTATAATAAATTCCTGTTGGACCAGTAGGACTCCAATAAATATCACCTGGTCCGGTTGGTCCTATTGATCCGGTTGGTCCTGTTGATCCGGTTGGTCCTGTAACTGTGCTTGCTGAGCCTGTTGGTCCTGTTGGTCCTGTTGGTCCTGTTGGTCCTGTTGATCCGGTTGGTCCTGTAACTGTGCTTGCTGATCCTGTTGGTCCAGTTGGTCCTGTTGATCCGGTTGCTCCTGTTTTACCAGTTGGACCTGGTGGACTTCCATATGGTCCTGTTGGTCCTGTAAAACCTTGTCCGGGACTTCCAGTTCCCAAATATTCTTCTAAAATAATACAATTTGTCGCATCTGTTCCACCTATAACTCCTAATGGATGTGCTGATGGACCAACTGGTTCCGCTTCTAATTGATAAAATAATGTATAAGTAATTGGCAATGTAGTTGATGGTTCATGCATATAAACAAATGTATATCCATCTATTAATGGTCCAGAAGCATTATATGTTCCACAAATAGTATCTTGACCTAAAAGACTATAAGTTGCTCCTCCATCAGTTGAAAAAGCTATTCCTAGAGTAAGACGTGTAGCTGTTGTATCACTAGATACATATTTTATTTTAAATTGAACTTTTATTTTACTTATTATACTTTGAGGAGTAATTGATAAAGTATATCCTTGTGATCCACAATCATAACCTGAAACTGGCCATCCAGGTATTGCTGGACCTGGAAGCAAATTTAATGAATTACTAAATCCTGAACTCTTATATACATATTGAACTATAACACCCGGTGCGCCTGTACATCCAGTGGGACCTGTAAAACCAGTGGATCCTGTTGGACCTGTATTACCTAAAACAGCAAATGTTGTTTTCACAAATGAATAATATGCTGGTGATTGAAACCATAAAGTTACATCACTTGGACCTGGTCCTGAATCTGTATTTGTTCCAAATATTTTTAACACGATAGCAATATAAGTAGGAACCAATTGTTTATAATTTATAGCTAGTGCTAATGAATATAAATAGGATGAAGTTGTATCAACTGTAATTATGCTAGAACCACCAGGTGTTAAGTCTACTTCATTTCCAGTTATTGGTTCTATTCCAAATAATTCATAATAAACTTTTATATTTGTGCTACTTGATGAAGCAAATAATTTTAATTCCCATATACCATCTGGAATAAAAGTATGATTATTTAATCCGACAATTGTGTTTGCAAATCCTGCTAAAAATACATTACTAGCATCGGCTGCTATATTAAATGTAACATTTGACGGATCAATTAATGGAACGATTGATAATAATTGATATGATGCGTCAAAATTTGATACAACATTTGATGGTTGTGTTTGGTTTAAATATAATATTAAGCCAGTTGACTCACCATCATATCCTCTAGGTCCTGTCCAACCAGTTGGACCTGTTGGACCTATTGCTCCTGGACTGACACCTGGACAAGGCACAAAACAGTCACATTCATCATGTGCTGGCTCTACATAATCGCACGACTCACCACAATCACATTCATTAGGACCTACATAATCACAATCTGGGCAAGGCACATAATAACCTCCTGAAGAACCACATGAATTATATGGTACTCCATTTATATATGTAACATTCAAATTTGTAACAGTAATAGTATTACTATTTATATTATTTGCGTTTATGTTACTACTCATTTATATATAAAAAGCAAACATATTTTAAATTAATAATTAATTTATTAATTTAAAGTTAGATTTTTAAAGTTAGATTTTTAAAGTTAGATTTTTAAAGTTATAATTTAATTTGGAACAGGAAAAGGTCGCTGGTTTTTTTCTATTACTAAAGGTTCTGGTATGAAGACAGGTCCCTTTTCATATATATTTGCTGTGCCTAATTGTGCAATTTCTGGAACAAAACATGGTGCGGGTTTCACTAAGTTTGTCGAGTTTATTCCAAATAAAAATGATTCAGTATCAGATGGATTGTAAGATAATTTATTCCAAGGCACTTGGGCGGGTAATAAACCGTTTCCTGGTAATCTTGTATTATAAGCAGCACCATATTGTGAGTTGGGATACAAAGTATAATTTTCGAATTGATGAAATTGTCTTTGTTCTAAATTATAATTACCTGAAGTGTTTATATTGCGCGTAGAAGCCATTTATATATATCCACTTTTAAAAAAATCCACTTTTAAAAAAGTGGAGCAAAAATATATTTTTCTGTTTAAAATATACCTTTTAAAAAGGTATAACCAAATAGTAAAAATTTGGCTCCACCTTTTCTAAAGCCGTAGGCGACTGTCTAAAAAATAATAGCTCTTAAATTTCTTATATTTTTTTCTGATATTTGTTCTGTTTCTAAATATTCGCTTATACAAGCATGTGTTAAATACATATAATCATAAGCAAATAAAATCATTAGACCTAATTCTTCATCTGTGCTCATAAATCGTCCTGATAATTTAAGAATACATTCTATTAATTCTTGACAAGATGATATTTGCTCATGTAATTCATGAATAGCTTTATTCATTTCATCTTCATTAAATTCTTCCATGCCTAATATATTCAATAATTCTTGGCGATATAAAGCATCTCTAATTACTTCTTTTTCTTGATCGCTTATTTTATCAGTTTCTAAAAATACGTCTGAAGTATTATAAGTACAATTTACTTTTGTATTATACATATTCAGTAAAATACAAAAATGTGTTTAAATGAGAAAATATGTAAATTAATTACTTTGAATTATAGTAATTCATATCAAAATTTTCATATAATTTAATCATGTGTAAACAAATTTTATCTGGACTATCTGTTTCATCTATTTTTATTGGTTGTAAATGTTTTGTATCTTTTTTTACAACATACCCAATTGTAGTAGTAGGTATTAGTTGAAAAGGTGGATTAGAATTACTATTAACAAATTTTGATTGAAAATTATTTATTACTAAATGAATATGTGTGTTTCTAGCTGGATCATCTGGAAAAATCAAATAATAGTCATCTTCATATAACCCTTTTTTATCCTTTTTAATATATCCACCAGTTTTTTTTTTCCATTCATGTAATAGTTGTTTAACCATACAATCTTTCTTATGCTGAATGTATAAGTAATATAAAAAATATATTAATAATAATAGTAATATAATATAAAATATTATTTGTAATGACCTATATTTCATATTATATTTATAGAATTAATCTTTTCTACCTTTAAAAAGATATAGCCAACTTAATTTTGGTTCAACCTTTCCAAAAGTATAATTAGGCATATTGATATGTGCTGTGTTTATTGAAATAATCTGTATCACGTGTTAGCTCACGAGATGGCACACCACCGCGGATCCATCCATCAGATGCATCATTTTCAATTTTAGTAGCGGAGTTATTAAAAGTATCCTGAACTGCTGGCAAAAGAGGGGTTTGATGATACTTAATATAGCTCTTCTCTCCTAAATTGTTGATACTTCTTTTGTTAACAATTTGCTCACCTTGTTGGATTTGGGCTTCCATAACAGGATTTACAGATCCTCTTCCTAAATAAGGAACAGTTGCGAAGGGGCGGTGAAATAAATCGATGCGGCATCTAGGATTAGTCTGAATGCTTCCGATTTGGAGTCTTGAAGATGTGTCAATATTACATCCACCTGCTCCTGAATTGAAACCGCCATTGTACATGATACCAGGTTGTGTGGTTGCCAACTCAATTTGTGTTTTCATAGAGCAATCCGCAGCAAAAAAATTTTGTGTTCTATAGTTACAGGAAGCAACATTTTGGATATCCGTTTGAGATAAATTACATTGATCAAGTCCAATTCTACTAGGGGTATCAAAGGTATAACTATATACGTTAGCCATTTATATATAATATAATATACATTTTTTTTATTAAATCATTATTATTTTATAATTAATTTTATAAAATATGTTTATTTCTAAATGTCCTCGTTTTTGGTAATAGTTGTTGCTTTTGTTATATTTTTAATGATTTTGTCTTCTTTTTCTAAGTCATTATCTCCTGAACCACCCATTGACTCTATAATCATTTTATTATATTGATCGGAAAATCTGGAAGCTGCTTTAATACAATCTGGGTGTGCTTCTTTAAATTTTGGTAGCAATCTTTGGTTCTTACCGGCTACTCTTTTTATTGCTTTTCGCAGTTTCTTTTTGTCTTCATCTTCTTTTTCCCATTTATTTTCGTCTTTTATATACAATACTTCTCTCTTTTTATCAGTACAATGTATTGGTCTTTTTTCAACATCTAATGCTTTTAAGTTAGATGTTATAATCTTTGAAATTCCTTCTACATAACCTATTTCGCCTACTTTTTCTAAATCAGAAAGCTGAAGTTGAATTGAATCTACAAAATCCATAATATTCATAGCATCTTTACAGGTTTCATTTAAAAAGAACTGAAGATTAAAAGATTTATTATGTGAATTAGTTGTATTATGTGAATGATTTGTGTTATTAGATGGCGCATTTTCTATTACTTTCATCATCATAGTTTTTAATTCTGAATTTTCTTGCATAAGATATTTCATAAATTCTTTTAATTCTTGAATTTCATCTGATTTATCTTCGTTATTTTCTATTTTAGAGCATGGTTGAGGACATTTCTGTTTATGTTTCCATAATCCACCATGTGTTTCATATGATTTATTACAAATTTCACAATTAAATTTATTGCTTAAAAATTGCTTATTTTTACTTCCATTCGCTAAATTTATATGTTTAACACTATTATAATGATTTTTAATATTACTTTTTCTATCGGTATAATAGTCACAAATATCACAAACAAATTTCTTGCTTAAATTTTGCTTAATTTCACTTCCATTTTCTTCCATATAATTGGAAAAGAAAATAAGTTTTCAAAATTTACAAAAAAAATTTATCGTAACAAATTTTGAAATTTTTTTTTGGTCTGACACGCTAAAAATTTTTTATGCAGTGGCGGAAAATTTTTTGGGCCGGGAGATTCAGCTTTTTCGAAAAATGGACAAAAATAAATGTCCATTTTTAACTTTTCCAAAAAAGTCTTGGAAAAAAAAGTGATTTTTCGCCTCTACATGTGTAGAACCACTTTTTTGGCACTTTTTCTGAAAAGTCCAAAATTCCCCTACATTATGTAGGGCCGCAGGGCTATAATTTCTTTAAGTTGTTTTATAAAATATATAATTTTTTATAAAATATGTCGGCCAAATTATTTTCTCAAAATTGACAAGAAATCTTTCTTCATTTTGCCATATATTTGGACCGCATCCATAATAGCCTCCTTCAAGTGACCCTTGATGGTCGATTTCTCTACAGGTTCAACATACGCTACGCGAATGATGCTATAAGTGTCATGAGGATGAAATTTCTTAAAACCACAATAGGTAAGAGTCTTAGTTTCGTAGAATTTGGTATATAAAATAAATTCCAAAACTTTTCCAATAGTATAATCCTCATTTTCGAGGACAATATCAAAACAATTTGACATGGTATTGTCAGCATTTTTGATTTCTAGTTCGTCCTTTTCAATTAAGGTATCCACTTTATTTAAATTATCTATCAGAAGCTGGCAACCAAGATCAACAATTTCATTATTTGTATGAACACCAACAGACTGAATTTTAAAATCAAAGCTGTCCTTTTTAAATAGACGTTTGCCATCTAATAACAGCCAATTTGCCGCCTCAAATTCAACTTCTTTTTCAACCTTCCCCTCGTCCTTCCAAGTTTGCTTCTTTTTTGCCAACTCTGCTTCCTGAATTGCGGTATCAATTGTGTTACCATAAGCGCATGTAGAGACCGCATTAAACATCCCATCTTCATTATTGGTTCCAATATCAAATTCGCAAATAAGGTGAATTTTCTCGCCAGGAATTTCGTCACTAATTTTTGGTCTCAATCTGACGAAATCAATGAAATAACCTGTGTAATCATCGGCAGGAAATATTTCTCTGACTTTTGACTCTGGAAGCAACTTTCCAGAAACCAAATCCTTAATAGTGAAATTTTCAGTTGTTACAAACATAAGTGTATCAGTAGTATTTTCCACATTGACTTCCATAACATAATTTTTAGATGGGAAATCATATGCGTCTTTAATATGAATTGGGATACAACTAAGACGCTGTTTAATAATCTCATTATTAAGACGAGTAGTATTAGCAATGATATTACACTTATTTTGTTCATGCGGACTTGTTCTAAATACAAGCATTGGAATATCAGATAAAATGGTCCTTCTCAAACCATTCGCAATGCTGACATTTACCCCACTAAGAGTAAATCCAAGCGTATCATCTTTAGTATCAAAAGGTTCAATTACTGGGTTCATTGTATGTATTATACATTTATATTTAAATTAATATTTGAAATCAATTTTTTTAAAAAATATTTTACAATATATTTTAAATTATTATTTAAATATTATTTTCAATTAACTAAGTATAAAATGAGCTGTATTTTATATTATAGTAAATATTGCGAAGTTTGTAAAAAATATCTACAAGCCTTATCAAAGTTTCAGTCTCAAAATGAAATCCATTTTATATGTATAGATAAGAGAGTTAAGGATGAAAATAATAAAACTTATATTGTTTTAGAAAATGGACAAAAAATTATTTTACCAGAAAATGTCACTCGTGTTCCTGCTCTATTATTGTTAACAAAAGGATATGACGTTTTATATGGTGAACAGATTTTAGAATATTTAAAACCTCGCCAACAAGTGGAAGTGAGACAGGCGACCCAAAATAATATGGAGCCAATGGCTTTTTCTTTAGGAGGCGGAGATATAGTATCTGATAATTACAGTTTTTTGGATCAAGCCCCAGAAGATTTAGAGGCAAAGGGAAACGGTGGAATGAGACAAATGCATAATTATGTGGATTTACAAACCGCATTTAGTGGACAGCTATCTGAGCCTATCTCTAGTGAACAAAATACAACTATTCGTGGTGCCAAAAAAATGGGCGAAGATGATAACAATCAACAAATGGAAAGTAGAATGAAACGTATGCAAGAAGAGAGGGATGCCGATATAAAAAAACTCACAGGTAATAGACCACCAATGAGTTATTAAGAAAATACTGTATAAATATAAAAAATATTGGATAAATATTATTAATTATTGTAAATTACTATAAATTATTGTAAATTATTGTAAATTACTATAAATTATTGTAAATTATTGTAAATTACTATAAATTATTGTAAATAATATATTATTAAATAAATTTAAAAATATATATAGAAAATAATAAAATGGCTAATATATTAACCGCTTTTAATGATCATTTTTTAGAATTTGTAAATGATGTGATAAATGTTTTTCCCGATGATCCAGATATTTTAACAGCAAAAAATGCGTTTATTTTTGCTAGAAAATCTAATCCTAAGTTGATTGTTAAAATTTGGAAAAAGTATATTGTTGAAAAATATAAAGAAGAAATAGAGGAAGGAAATATAGAATTTTTTATAAATAAGGATTATTCTGATGATATATCAGTATCTAAATATTCGGATAAGATTTCTGAATCAATAGATAGGTTACGTAATCCTATAAAAAATATGGATTTTGTAGATCAGGGTAAAGCAATGAAATATATTCAAAATTTGTCAAAATTATCAGAATTGTGTGACAATCTTTAGAAACAACCTTTATAAAAGGTTGTGCCAAATATATTATAATTTTATAAAAAGTATAACAAAATAAAGTTTATATTTTTTGCTCCACTTTTTTTAAAAGTGGAAAAGGTGGAAGAATATATATATTTTACGGAGTTTGATTTAAATAAATATATTTTATATTAAATAATATGTCAGACAACAATGATGAACAACAAGTTCCTGAGGAATTTATTAAAGTTATAAGAGATTTTGTCGGAGATTTAAGTGTGACTTTTCCTGAGTATGCCTCATTTATTCAGAAATGGTGGAAGAATAAGGAACATTTTGACTATATTGAGGAACAAGAAGATAGACTCTTAGCTATAGAAAAATCTGAAAAAAAATCTGCCAAGCTTATCTTTGAATTTTGTCAGAAAAAAATTCCGCCACGTTTTTTTGATATTTTGTATCAGAATGAAGATATATTTAAGGAAGACTCAGACTTTGATACCGAATTTTTACCACAAATACATTTTAAAAACTTATGGCAATGTGACATTTCAGATAAAACTCGTGAAACTATTTGGAAGTATCTTCAATTGATTACTTTCTCAATAGTAGGTACCCTTGAAAATAAGGAAGCATTTGGCGACACTGCCAAATTATTTGAAGCAATTAATGAAGACGAGTTTAAGGGTAAATTAGAAGAAACATTGTCGCAAATGAAGAATTTATTTGATGTCAGTGGTAATTTTAGTGAAGGTCTAGGTGAAGGTCTAAGCAGTGATGATATTCCAGATCCAAATAAATTACAAGAGCATATTACAGGTATGTTAGATGGAAAACTGGGACAATTAGCCCGCGAAATTGCTGAGGAAACTGCGTCTGATTTAAATATGGATTTTGACAACACTACTGACATGAAAGATGTGTTTCAAAAATTGGTAAAAAATCCAACTAAGTTGATGGGTTTAGTGAAGTCAGTAGGTGATAAATTAGATAAGAAAATGAAATCAGGAGAAATAAAGGAGTCAGAGCTAATGAAAGAGGCAACTGATATTATGAATAAGATGAAAAATATGCCAGGAATGGGAAATATCCAATCCATGTTATCAAAGATGGGGTTAGGTGGAGCCATGGGCGGAGGAGGCAAGATGAATATGGGTGCTATGGAAGCAAATTTAAATCAGCGTATGAAGATGGCACAAATGAAGGAACGTATGCAGGCAAAGGCAGCATCAAATGCGAAGGCGCGTGCTGAGCAAGAGCAAATATCTTGTCAACAACAATCAGCTATTTCGGACGAAGAGTTGATGAAATTGTTTAGTTCTACTGAAAAGGCAGAGAGAACACCAAGAGGTGCCAAACCAGTGGTTGATGATAATAGTAACACAGGTAAAAAGAAGAAGAAGGGTAAAAAATAAATTTAAAATTTCAAATTATAAATAATTAAATAAATTAAAATTTCAATATTTACATAATATATAAGGTAATGAGTGTATATTATGTTCCAAATAAACAAACAGAGTTATACAATATGAGTGAATTTGAAACAGGAACTAAAAAAATAAATGAAATACAATCTGAAATTCATGCGCGTGAGGATTTTTGTAGAAAAGAATTATCCATTTTGAAAAAAGAATTAGCTAGCTATTTAGGAAGTGGAATTACAATCTATATTTTAAACGAAGAAGGTTCTTTATTAGGTGTTTTAAATTTTAATGTAAATCATAATGTAGAAGATAGAATAAAATACGTTTTAATTTCTGGAATATGCGCACCAGCTCCATCGTCAGGTTCTGGAACAAAATTAATAACTTCTATTAAGGCCTTTGCTAGAAGTAATGATATATCACAAATTAAATTATCATGTTATGATGAAGGAGCGAAGGAATTTTATGAGAAAAATGAATTTAGAGTAGTAGGATCAAAGATAGTTGAAGATAGCGATGATGAAGATAGCGATGATGAAGATAAAAAAATAAAATATGATATGCTATATGTTATAGAGAGAGGAGGCAAAAAGAAAAGAAGGACAATTAGAAAAAAAAGAACTATAAGAAAAAGAAAATCTATTAGAAAAAGAAAATCTATTAGAAAAAGAAAATCTATAAGAAAATAGATATTAAATTTAGTAATAAACTTTTTAAAAAAAGATTAATATATATATAATGACAATTTCATTTTGGACCAATGAACCAACCATATTATTTAATAAAGAATATATTTTTGAATTATGGCCTACTACCGATATGTGTTATGAACAGAAATTAAATGCTATTACTAGACTTGTTATTTTGATCACTATTTTAGGATATATTCTAACAATGTCAAAACGTATATTATTAGTTGGAGTTGTAACGCTAGTAGTTATTTTTGTTCTATTTAAGATGCGAAAGGAGAAAGTTACAAAGGAAATGGTAAATGAAGGCTTTAAAGTTTTGACTAGAGAGAATACAGAACAAGGTGAACCATCCTTTGTTAACCCTGTTACTTTAGAAAGTGTTTTAAAATCTGAATTTAAAGAAGGCACTAAGAAGAACCCATTTAGTAATGTTTTATTGACGCAAATTGAAGACGATCCTGAACGCAAATCCGCGCCGCCATCTTTTAATGTTGATGTTGATGAGGATATTACCAAAAATGTTAAGCGATCTGTTCAGATGATGAACCCAGGTATAAAAAATACTAATAAACAGCTTTTTGGAGATCTTTGGCAGCAATTTGAATTAGACCAATCAAATCGTGTCTTTTATAGCACACCTAATACACGTGTTCAACCGGGCGATCAACCTAGTTTCGGGCAATACCTGTATGGCAGCATGTATTCGGCTAAGGAATCTACACCAGAAGGAGCATTCGCAAGAGTACAAGACAATTACAGATACACACTCTATTAATTGTAATAAGTTTTATATTTTTATTATATATTTATTTTTTTAAAATATATGATAATTTAGTTCAAAATATCCTACATAATGTAGGGAAATTCAGGCGTTTTTCTAAAAAGTGCCAAAAAAGAAGTCCTACACATGTAGAGGCAAATTTCACTTTTTTTTTCCAAGACTTTTTTGGGAAAGTTAAAAATGCTGAATCTTCCGGCCGAAAAAATTTCCCGTAACTGCTATTAAAAAAATACCATCTCATACTTAAAAAAAAATTTTTTAATTTATTACGATAAAATTTTTTTTTAAAAACTATTTAAAAATATTGTCGTTGCTTACTTTAGAAAGAATGGCAACCAAAATGTATAAAAAAAATGCCGTTATTTTTTGTTGTGAAATATGTCACTTTAACACATGTAAAAATTCTAATTTTGAAATTCACATTAAAACCAAAAAACACTTAAGCAACATTTCGACAACAATTAGCAACATAGAATCAACCAAAAAAATGAATATATGTGAAAATTGTAATAAAAGTTATAATGATAGATCTGGGTTATGGAGACATAAAAAAACTTGTAAACCACATGAACAAATAGTTAAAACAAATAATGTTCAAAATGATAAACCAGATGATATCCAAATAGAAAATTTAAATGATAAAGATTTAATTATGATGCTTATTAAACAAAATTCAGATCTTATAAAGGAAAATTCTGAATTTAAAAATATGATGATGAAAGTATTTGAAAATGGAACAAATAATAATTAATCTTATAATACAAATTCCCTCAATAAGACATTTAATCTTCAATTCTTTTTAAATGAAATATGTAAAGATGATATGAATATTATGGATTTTGTAGAATCCATTCAGCTTCAATTGTCTGATTTAGAAAAAGTAGGTGAATTGGGATATGTAGAAGGCATTTCAAATATTATTGTAAAAAACTTAAAAGCTTTAGATGTGACGCAGAGACCTGTTCATTGTACTGATAAAAAAAGAGAAACTCTGTATATTAAAGATGAAAATAAATGGGAAAAAGAGGACGATGAATAAATATTAAAGTAGGTTTGGCACCACCTTTTAAGCCGTAGGCGATTGCCTTTAAAAGGTGGTAGAACAGCAAGTATACTGCTTTCCGGCAATTGGGTTACCAACACATCCCTGACCCTCCTGATATGAGCATACTCCATCAGTAAAATAATAATTATTAGTGCCTAATTGACTAGCACAATAATTACACATCCAATCACAACCAGTTCCAGAAGTTACAGTAAATTGAATACATTGGTTTGAAGGTATATCATCGTTATTAAATTCAAAAAAATATTGGCTTTTTGTAATAGCAAAAAAACTGAGAAATAATCCTAAAATACGCATTCTATATATATAAAATAAATATTTTTAAATCATTATTTATAAATTTTTATTCACATTATTCACATATTCACATATTCACATTATTCACATATTCACATATTCACATTATTCACATATTCACATATTCACATATTTAAATATTTAATTAGGATAAAACATGAAGTTCCTAATGCTATATAATTAGTAAATCCAGGTGAATAAAGATATAATTTATATGTATTTATGTTTATATAAGCACATGAATTATTAGTATTAATATTATTACTTATTCCCCAGAGTGTTACTAGACTAATAATATCTAGCGCAACATTTTTAATTAATTTATCTGTATCGGACATAATATAAATATTATTATGAATTATATTTATATTGTTTTATTTTATTTTATTTACAAGATCTAAATATTTGTATCAGCAATAACAGTGTCAACATTACGTTTTCTCATATTAAAATTGAGACAATACATCAATAAAGTCGGCGCCATTTCATTGACATATTTTTGAACCATAGCTGATGAAATAAACAACTGTTGTTCTCGAAGTTCAGTCATGTATTTTTGGTGAAGATTATACATATGAGTTCTATATTGATCCGAAAATTCTTTTAGAGGTTTGTCTCTTTTAACATAACAAGACCTATAATTGGTATATAAAGTATCGGTAAACAAATGAACCTGATCTCTGAAAGTAGAAAATTCCTTTTTATTTTCAGGATAAAATTCCAAAAAGTCCTTTACTTTGCCTTCATTTCTTAAAGAAAGATACTGGAATTGAAGCTTAGGTTGGTTACCTCTTAGAGCGCGAACTTGCTCATATACAGGATTTCTAATTTTGGCTCTTTCACCTGTAAGCTTATTATGAAGGACTACACCTAGAATATCATATGATGTATTCATGGATCCATATTTTTCAATTAACTCAGAATAACTATTAAAATTGTAAATCTTAGGAAATTTAATAATGGTATTTGTTTGCTCGAAACATGGTTTAAATATTTGGTGATCAAATACATGAATAATTACTCTATTTTCATTATTAATATTATTAATAATAGAATATACACCAACAAGATATAATTGCGACTTTTTAAATGGAACTACAATTCTATTATCAGGATGCTGAACTACAAAACTATAGCAATAAATAGGGTTTAACAATTGTAAAACTAACCCATTTTCTTGTGCTGCTTCTAAAAACATATCTCTAAAAGTCTTAGATTTTTTACTACCAGATTTATAAAAACTACATGTAGCACCAACTGTATTTCTAGTGGAAATCTCCCATCCTCCACTTAATCCGATAGCAGGATCCCAAAATACATTAATCATAGTTCCCTCGACAAACTCCTCCGCAATAACACCTTCTGTTTTTTCAGAATATTCCTTTATAAATTTTTCGCTAGAAATAGATTTAGGAGGAGCAAATCCAACTACATTATTTTTGTTATTTACAATGACAGAACGACATAATCCGTAACTAGGAATAAGATCACACGCTAGAAAATGTTTATCATAACGAATAACTTTATATGCCGCATTATTAGATGTTCTACATTCCATTTTATTCAGTTTTAGTATATTTGAAATATTATTTGAATTATTTTCATCTTTACTAGATTGGATAAGTTCATTAAAACCAGGAATAACAGATAAATTGTATTGTATAGAACTCATATATAATAATATATTATCCCTAATTTGTCTTTAAACTATATTAATATATTTATAAAATGATTTTTACTTAAGCATAAAAATTTCTATTATAAATATAGAAACAAAATGTCATCAAAAGAAAAAGAAGATAGTTTAACAGAACAAGAAGAAGAAAAAGAAGTTACTCTAATAGAAAAAGATGAAAAAACAGAAACAAATGATGACAGTGAAGAAACGAATAATGATACTGTTATAGAGCTACAATTAGGAGATATTATTCATATAACAAACCCATTGAATGAAAAACTGAATGACCAATTGTTTGCTATAGACTATATTGATAAGTCAAAAGTTTATTTAATAAATACAGATACTCTTGAACGCATCCGATTAAGTATATCAGAAGATGGTATTCTAGGTGATGGTAATATTAAACGTATTGCTATCAGAAATAGAATGGATAGTCCTAGTTATGCTAGACAAAATGGATTATTGCCAGGCAAGTGGGTAAATATTTATTTTGGCGGTGAGTTTCCAATTATAATAACAGGTGAAATAACTAATTTAGAAAAAGATATGATTGAACTTAAATCTGTAGATGGGGATATATTATATATTAATTTTGAATATAAAGGAATTCCAGAGGATTTACCGATTGAGTTAATAGAAATTAGAGAGAAACCATCTACAAAAGAGAAAAAACTAATTGTGGAGTCAGAAGAAGAAGAAGGCGATGTAGAGGAGTTGGGAGAGTTAGAAAGGGAGGACCAAGGACCTGCTGTTGAAAAAATAGACATTTCTATTCCTATACAAAATGTGAAGGAACAATTGAGAGAATTTATTATTAAAGCAGATCAAATTCATTTTGGTTCCGAAGAGTACGGTCCTATTGTTCAATATGTAGATGTATCTGCTAAAAGTCAACGTTATAGTTTAGAAACACAAGTAGGTGATCTATTAGATGAACTTCTCTCTACTGTTCCAAGCGCACAAAGAACACCAAGAGTGTTAAATAATATTCACGTAATGATCGATCGTTTTAAACAACTAAGACAACATTTTTCTTATTTTGATGCGTATGGTAATGTAGAAGGATTTTTAAGAAAAGAAGCAACCAATAAGCCGCTTGCCGAATATTTTAATAACTTTAAGACAAATTTGTTGTGGATTTTACCTGTAGTAAAAAATATTAAAAAGGTATACGATGCGCAACATATTGATGAGGAAATATCCGATATTGTAAATTTACAAATAGAACCAAATTTAAAAAGTATGACTGAATTAATTAAAAGTTATAATTCAAATACATTACCGACTGATTATAATAAATATTCAAGTTTATATTATGATTTAAATCGTTATTTTACACCATTTGAATTAGTTAGTGATGAAAGTACAGAAATTATAACAGAAAAAAAAATTTATACAGATTTGAATACTATTGTCGACAATTTAGAAAACATGTATTCATCTATTTTTGCTAATAGCATGGTTCGTGATAGAAGATTTGTAATACAAAAATATAATTTAGGCACAACAAATTTAGATACAATTGACTCAACTGGAGCAAAATTTGTGACTATTAGAAGTAATATTACAGATAACGAAACTTTATCTCTCCGTTCTTTTATTACATTACCTGAACCAATAATTCGTTTTTCTAAGATTAATCTTCCTGGAACAAGTATTTTGGAAAAAGCAAATTTGAATGAGCATTTTTTAAACTATTGGCAGATGCTGAAAAAAAATACAAATATGACTACTGTTTTTATAGATAATTTTGATAGTGAACTAGAGATTAATGAAAATAATTTTGTCAATAGTATTAAAAATTATGTTTTAAATTTAGATGAGGAAAGCAAAAGACAATTTTCACAAGATGGTATATATTCAAGATTTGTTAACATGATTATTCCAAAAACTAAAGTATTATTTAATTTGATGAAAAAATATATTACAGGCAAGCTATCTATAATAGATGTTGTATCTTATTTGGAACCCTTTTTAATATATACTGATGATTTAACATATAATCAATATAAAGAAATTGTATCTTTTATAGATGAAAAAATCTCTCAATTTAATAAATCATTTATTGAACGCGGTAGATTATTCAATACATTGGCTTCTATAAGATCAAGTGATCCTATAGCTACTAAAGCATTCTCAGTAATAGAAATACTAAATAAGCAATTACGAAACGATGTATTTGTAGATGGATATGATTTAAATGATCCTCAAAAAACATTTACTAATTCAGAAATTCTAAGAAAAATTACTATTAGAGATTATTCAAAATTATACACAACAGCACTTTCATTACAAAGTGTGCCGCTAATGTTTCCTAGTGAATTTTCATCTCTTTTTGAAGAAGAAAAAAATAAAGTTGCCGAAAAAGCAAAGATAGCAGAAGAGGAAGGAGAAGGCAAATGTAAATCAGTTATTATTGGCAAATATTATGATTCCATAGATGCTTTAAAAGCAGATGATGATAAGTTAATTTATTTTGATAAAAGATATGATAAAACTAATTACGGATTATTAGAAAGTAAGGATGGATATGAAAAGCAAGTAATGACAATGTCTATTGAAGAATTAAGAGCACATATTGTTAAGGATTTAATAGATAAGAAAAAAATGTCGCCATCTGATGCGGAATATTTGGCAAATACTTTAGTAGATGGACATAAGATGGTAATCGACGGTCAATTTGCTGTTTTATATAAAGGTTATAATGAAAAAACAGCATCTGAAATAGATTTTTATATTCGTAAAGATAACAAATGGGTATTAGATAATGAAGTAAGTAAACTAGATGTAAATACAGATGATCCAACAATTTTATGTGAATTACAACAGCAGTGTGTAAGTGTTCCTGGAAAATTACAGGATAAATGTGAAACAACAAAAGAAAATGAACTAGGTTTACAAACTAAATTGCTAAGAGATGTTATAGATGAGTTTGATAGTAAATATAAGATGTCAAAAGAGGATTTTGAAAAAAATATTAAAGGTAAATTTGATTATTTTATGTCTCTTATTGCTATAATATCAAAGATAGAAATAAATCAAATGTTAAAATACAATAATATTAAATATAAGTTGGGAACCTCATCAGAAGAACAAAGTAATCCAAAACCAGTTTCGCCATATAATAAGGTTTTAAGTTTAATTTTAAGACATCCAGATTTTGCTCAAAAACAAAATTATATTATTAAATTTGTAAATTCATATACGAGAGAAGCACTTGAAGGAATAGGACCATTAAGTGAATTTGAAAACAAACACTGGTTATATTGTATAAAATCAAATGTTCATTTGTTACCGACATTTGTATATAATTTGGCAAATTCTTTTGTTGTAGAAGGTCAATATGGTTATTTGGATTATCTAGAATTGGTAAAGTCAAAAATTGGTAAATTAAGTGATGATGGTGATTGGTGGTGTGATCAGCATAGTGGTTGGCCTATTTGTCCAGTAGATTTTGATCTAGAAGAGGGATATGAAGCTGGTTTCAAAGTTTTTACAAGATCCATAATAGAAGAAGAAGCCGGTAATAAAATATTAGCTTCTCTCTCGCAAAAGAGTGTAGTCAAATATGATACACCGGATACAAGAATGATAAATAATATAATAAATACTCTTTCAGTGGCAATGGGAATAAATATTGAAATACAAAAAGAGTTTATAATGAATACAGTAATAACATCTATTCGCGAGACTGTTGAAACAGAAAGTGATTATAAAAAGAAAGTTAGAGAGATGGCAGAAAAAGGAAAAAAAATGATTTCATATGTGGATTTTTATAATACAGCTTTGTTATATTTTACATTAGGAATGTATTTAATAGCTGTACAAACATCTATACCATCAGTTAAAACAAGAAAAACTCATCCAGGATGTATTCGTTCATTTTCGGGTTATCCATTTGAGGGAGCAGGTGATTTAAGCAGTTTAACATATTTAGGGTGTATTGTGAATGATATTAAAGTTTCAAGTGAGCCATGGAATGTGTTAAAAGGTAAAAAATCAGATACTATCATAAGCAAAATTAAAAATACTATAGATTATTTATTAGGATATCCAGATGTAAAAAGAAAAATTGAGGAAAAAACAGAATATTTATTAACAGATACTACATTGGAAATACCAGATGAACATAGTATTACTAAATGGTATCAATTCTTGCCTCCTTTGGTAAATTTTAATATTAGACATCTAGTAAATATTTCAGAAGAATTTAAAAGAGGATTAATATCTGATTTAAGATCTGGGTCAACATACCAGAGAGAAAAATTATTAGTAGTAGAGAGTAAAATAATCCAATTCTCGCTAGCAATTGTTGAAATAATACAAGGAATAGTTAAAAAACAAAATTTATTGCTTCATACAGCAAACAATGAACCATATCTTGAAAATGCTTGTTGTGAAAGTAATGAAGGTGAAAGTGTATTTGAATATTTTTCGTCAAAAAATTCAAGTATAATTGAATATAATGATATTGTGACTAGATTATCAAATATTATGGGAGATGTTATAAGCTATTCAAAAGGTGGAATATTTTTTAGTAATATAAATACAAAAAATCATTATCCAGCAATTACAAATGAATTTAGTGAAGAAACAATTTATTTGGCATTTATTTTTTACTGTAAATTTAAATCATTTATGCCAATACCACCAGATTTACTTCCATTATGTACTGATAAACCAGAACAAAATTTAATTAATCCATCGGATACAGCAGATAGAATAATTGAAAAGTTAAAAAGTGATGGTAGAAATTATACAAATGAACAATTATTGCGACTTTTACAAATTATTAGCAAAAATAATGTGGTAAATATAGATATAAATAAGGAAACCATATCTTCTATTCGTAAATTGTCTGAATTATTAGAAAAAATATCAGATGAGAATGAAGAAGTGATTGAAAGAGCTCTAATTGAATTACTTTTAAAAGCAATAGATACGTTTGATATAGCATCAGAAGAGCAAACAAAAGAAGTAAGAGACTTGAACAACTATTTAATAAGAAGTATTGACATTATGAAAGATGAAATTATTGATTTTGTCGGTAAGAATTATGGATCAACTGTTACAAAGAGTTCTGTAAAAAAAATGACAAAAACAATTGAAAAATTGTCAGAATGGATAGTTGATAATACACAAAGAAACCAGGAAAATAATATTTCTGATTATAAAACCTCTAATATAAATAATTTTTATAAAGATTTTATAGATAATTTTATTAATATTTTTCCAAATATTATTTTGAATGGAGTAGATTATGATAATAATTACATTCCAAGTTACTACGGATTTTCTAGAAATCATAATGCTAAGTTAAAAAATTATATTAGTGATTATTATGAAAAACTTAAAACATTTTATGGTGATCCTACTTTACTAAATATTCTTACAACAATACAAAGATCATGTAAAAATCTATCTCTACTTACAAAATATACTCCATGTTATACAACTATAAGATTAGAAGATAGAGAATTAAAACCGATTTTTGATGAAAGAACAAGTAGATATTTATTTGAATTTTATTTATTGAGAATACTAATTCAGTATATTGAATTATCAGATTTAGATGAGATGATTGTTACAGAAGTTAGAAAAGAGGTAGAAATAACAGATTTATTTTCTGTTGATTTTGTAGAAGAGCAAGAGACGCGTATTGACTTATCAATGACATCACGAAGTGAAATAGATACTAGATTATTGACAGGTAACAAAAAAGAACTTAAACAAAAAATTGCTCAGCTAGTAATAGCTTTTGTGAATATATTAAATAATCAAAAAGATACAATAAATACATCCTATGAAGAAATACAAGATAGAGTTTTTAAATTAAGAGAGAAAGAAAAGGATTTAGTTACAGATAGATTAAAAATAATGACAGATGAGCAAAGAGATACGGATACATTATTGAAAATTAATAAGCTTGGAATGTATAGTAAAGGATTACAAAAAGGTCTTACTACATTGGATAAGGATTTCTATGATGAGGAACAATCATTTAGAGATAATATGGTTAGAGCAGAGAAAAGTATTCGAAGAAAAAATCCAGATGCGAATGATGAAAATATTGACATATTATTGGATGATTTTGTAGAACAAGAACAAGTTAATCAGGAAATAGATGACGAGGCATTTGATATGAGTTTTATGGGAGAGACATATTGGGATGGAAATACAGATGGAAATGATGCTCCTGAAGAAGAATATTCTGATTATGAAGAAGAATATTAAGAATTGTAGATATAAATCCATAAATTCAAAATAAACAAAATAAACAAAATAAATTAAAAAATAAATTTATTTGAAAAATTTTAGTATAATTATAAAATGTTTATAATTATATATATAATATGAGCAAAAATTATATAAGAGAAAATATTACACTCATTGCTGTTATACTATTTGTAATAATTTTTGGAGGAATTCAATTAATGAAACCAGCATGTTTTTATAATAAAGACGGAAGTATTCGTGAATTTGGTATAGGATATAGAAATAAAACAATTTTACCTATTTGGTTATTATCAATTGTTTTAGGTATTTTATGTTATTTAGCAGTTATGTATTATGTTAATTACTCACAAATATTTTAGATAAAAATGTATACTAAACTATTATGGATGATATAGACTATCATATTCATCATATTCATAAATTTCTTCGGATTCTCTATACAATTCAATTTCCTTTTGTTTCTTTAATTTTTCTTCTCTTATTTTTTTAGAAAATTCCTGTTGTTTTAATTCATTGTCCATTTGATTTTTTAATTTTTTTATTTTAGCTTCTCTATTTTCTTTAGTTAATGGTGTATTTTTATAAATTACAATATTATTTTTATCTATATTTAGTATTTTTTTATAAGAAGTCGCATTACTAAATAATTCTTTTGCTAATTCAGTATCAGCCTCTTCAATTAATTTTCTCTCTTCAATACGTTTTAATTGTTCTTGATTAAGAATATTAATAGTAGGAATTATAAACTCAGCATCTTCCCAATCATTCCAGTCCTGAGACATGTAATAAATAATATATATTCTAATATATTATTTATATCCTTTTACACCTTTACTATCTACTGAAATATTATAAAAATATAAAATTTATTTGAATTTTTCTAAATTAATTTTTTTCTTTACTATCATTATATTGTTTTTGTTTACTATCATTATATTGTTTTTCTTTAATTTCTATTTTTTTTAAAGCATATTGTCCACATGGACCACAGTGATCTTCATTTGATAAATCTATTTTAGAAATCATTTGTTTATTACATTGATCGATCTTCCATCTACCCATTGGTTTTGGTAGTTCTTTTGAAAATATTTTTGTTATAATAGTTATTATGTATTTCATAATATATAATAATTATTATTATCTTTAAGTATTTTTATAAATAAATCTAGCATTTTCTCTTATCCGGTAATAGTATAAGTAGTTCCTTCAATCTTGGCTTGTTTTGCTTGATTTTGTTGTTCAACTTGTAAAAATTTCTGATAATTTTGTTCCATAGTTTTTGGATTACTTACACATCCTCTGCTAGTTAATTTTAGTTGAACAATAGAAGTCAATAATATTCCAGTATAAAGATACCACATAGCTTCACCAATATTATCTCTTGTTACAACTAAACTAAAAAGATGATCTTTTATTTCTTGTGAATCAGGTCCAGGAGTTTGATATTTTTCTTTCATTAATGGTGTTAAAATATCCCAATATTGAACAAAATTAGATGGAACTATTTGATTAATTAAGATGGAAGTATTTCCACAAATCTTAATAATTGCGTCGGCAGCATCTTGCATTGCGGCTCTTTTATTTTGATCAATTTCAGCACCACCAGTCATTTCAGTAGAAGGAGAAGCAGGTTTATCACCATTCATTTTCTTTTCAATATCCGGATTAACTAATAATTCAGTTAATATATTATTTGCTTGTCCGGATACATAAAAATAACCTACAACATCTGAAAATGCGCTCTTGAAACCAGGAAAAATAGTTAATATTACAATAACAACACCAAAAATTAAAATCCACGGAATAAATGTAAATACACCAGCGGCACCCATATTTTCAGTAATCTCTCCACCACAAGTTGTTGAAATTATAGAAGCATTTACAATAAATTGAACAACTAGAACTAGAACTAGATAAACAGCTAAATAAAGATAATTTGATTTTAGATGTTTCTTATATTCTTCTTCATTATTTAAAATTTGATATGTTAGGGTTGGTTTTATAAAATAATAAATTATTGTAGTGAATAAAAATGTTACAATATTTAAATAAGAATTAGCCATATAGATAATATGTATAAATTAAAATAATAAATTAAATTAATAATTTATCAATATTTTAATGGAATTTGATAATTTTTCTAATCCAGTATGGCCTTCGCCTAAACCAACACTTACAGAGCCAGGTGTTAAATATTTTTTAAATCAAACACTAAAACAGTGTCATATTGTAAGAGATAATTTTCATAATATTGTTTTCAATGTTGGATTATTAATAGGCTTTTTGGTTATTTTAGGACTAATTTTATTATATAAATACAAAGGTAGATTGTCTCCTGTTGAAGTTGAAAGAAAAAATAAAGAAAAACAGCAATATATTTTATCAAAAATAAAAAATTTTCAAGAAGCCAAAAAAGCAGCACATCAAGAATTAATTACTGGATTGCCAGCATGGGATAGCGAATTTGATATGATACATAAAAAAACATATTAGTATAATTGATAATTATTTTAAAATAAATTATATAAAATACAAAATATAAAATATAAAATATAAAAATAAAAAATAATTATTAGATATTATATAAAATAAAAAATATAAAATATAAAATAATTATTAGATATTATATAAAATATAATATATAATGGCTACTTCTAGAAATGAAATAATAAGTGTTAAAGAAACATTAGATGAATATTTTAAGTTAAAATTGAAATATGAAAATGATATAATGAAAAATAAGAAAAAAATAATAAATAATCATATCTTAAGTAATAAAGAAAAACGTGCTGAATACTTAAAGTTAAAACCAAAATGTATAAATTGTAAAAAACCTGGAGGAACAATTTTTCAAACTGTATTTTTTCCTTCTAGTGATTCAGACGATTCTTCAAGAGAATACAGAGCGCGTTGTGGTGTTGCGGCAGATCCATGTAATTTAGATATTAAAATAAAATTGTATAAAGTAGAATTATTACCAGATATTTTAGATAGTATGGAAAAAGAAATAAAAAATTATAAAAATAATATTATTGATGATAAAAATAAATTATTATTTGGCTATATAGACACCGAAACAGCATTAACCAATTTTGATACTTTAAAAGAAGATGTTAGTTTGACTTCTTCTCTCTATGAAGAATATTTATCTGAGTATAATAAAGTTGTAGATAATCCAGAAAAAAAGCAAGAATTAGACGAAACAATTACAGCTGCTTATATTCAAATTCAGCAAATTAAAGATTGTATAGTTAAAATGAATGAAACAAATAATTCACAATTTGCTCGCGATGCTGTAAATATTTACGATACATTATTAATGCCGCTTTTATCCAAAATTCGTAATTTAAAATACAGTGAAAATATGGTAGTTTATGATGACCGTGATAATAGTTATCATTTAATACAAAATAAACATAGCATAGAAAGCGTATCTTATGGGTCAAGTCAAGATAAAGTTCTTGCTTATAATGTTGGATATCAACCAATTAAATTGACAACACAAAAGAAAAAACCGTTTATGATTATTGAGAGCTCTTCTGAAGAAGAGCCTGCTGTAGAGAATAGTGCTAGCAGAGCTATACCTACAGGAGAAATACCAGAAGAGGAACCTATATATGGTGAGGGAAAAGATGGAATAGCATGGAGGAATAAAGAATATTCAAATATATGGGAAAAAATGCCAGAAAAACTTAAAAATGCTTTGCGAACTAATCCAGAATGGCTTAAAGAATTTATGTATAATTGTGTTAATGCTAGAGCTAAAAATCAACCATGTGTTATTATAACACCTCAAAATATAAAACTGCCGCCAATAGTATTGCCAAATGGTCAGTATGATTTTGGTGTTCCTATTTATAGTGAGTTATTTAATAAATTACCAAAGAATCTACAAAATACATATTTATCATTTTTCTCTGAAAAAGATGGTGTAAAGGACTATAAGATATTAGAAAACTCCATGAATGATCTTGTTGGTAAAGAAGTTGGAATTGATAGAGGATATTTTTAGAGAATATTAAAATTATAAATTAATTAATATATATAAATTATATATGCTATTGAATTATATTTCTATTCCTATATTTTTAATTAGTTTTGCAATTGGTCTCTTTTTTGTTTATATTTTAGGACCAGAAATGAAAACTATTTATGTGTATCCTACTCCTGAAAATGTAGATAAAATTTTATTTAAAGACAAAGCAGATAATTGTTTTACATTTGAAGAACACATAGTTGAATGTCCAAAAGATGAATCACATATATCTAGCATACCCATCCAGAATTAACAATCCTATTTAGATTATATGTTCTAGCATAATAAATATATTATATTTGTATTATATTTGTATTATATTTGTATTATAATAATATAATATATTAATGGGAATACAATTTGGAAAATTTCTTCATACTCAAACTGGTAAAATTGTCATGTCTATTTTATTGGGATTTGGTTTAGCTTCACTTTTCAGAACTGTATGTAAAAATAATAATTGTTTAAATTTTTATGCACCTCCTTTAGATCAATTTAAGGATAAAATTTATAAGAATAATGGAAAATGTGTAAAATATAGCCCAGTAGCAACTAAATGTAGCACAAGTATAAAAACAGTTGACTTTGAATAAAAATCTGTTTGCGTAAATATTATAATCAATCATTCTTTATACTATTTATGAGCGACTCAACAAGCATTTTAGATTTACCTACTGATCCTCTTGGAGGAGGAAGTATTAGTAATAATATAAGTTTATCAGCTTCTGAAATGAATGATCAATCACAGTCACAATCTGCTTTTTCTTTAGATCAAACAACTATTAACCAAATAGTTAATGGGCTTCAACAAGCAACTTTAAGTGGAGCAACACAATTGCCATCAAGAGATATACCTATGACTACAACTGGTCACAGTAATGACCCGCAAATTCAGCCAAATTATGTGCCTCCACCTCCACTACATAATAATGATTATATTAAAGATTATGAACAAACAAATGATATGATAAATAATTATAATTCAAATTTAAAAAGGCAGAATAATATTGATGATGCTTATAATGAAATACAAACACCATTATTATTAGCAGTTCTCTATTTTTTATTTCAATTGCCTTTTTTTAGAAAATTTTTATTTACTTATTTACCGGTATTATTCTCAAATGATGGTAATTTAAATATAAATGGATTTTTATTTACAAGTATTCTATTTGGAGTACTTTTTTATGTATTAAATAAACTTAGTAATCAGTTTAATGCTTTTTAAAATTAATTCTATATTATGAAATAATATATAAAAAGAATATAAATTTATCTTTTGAATACATATATTTTCATTTGTTTGGCAATAAAATAAATCAACTTAAGTTAAAAAAGTTAAAGAATATTTTTATTCCCCGGTTGAATTAATTAATATATATATTACAAATAAATCTGAAACAAAATTTATGGAAAGATTGTTAAAAAATAAAAAAGTATAAAAAGTATAAAAAGTATAAAAAGTATAAAAAATATAAAAAAGTATAAAAAATATAAGGAAATTAATTTAAAATTTTGTGTTTTATTTTAATTTTTTTTTTAACTATCCATTCTAATAAAATGATACAACAATATGTAAATAAATTAATGGATAATTTACCAGACTATATTAAAAAGACTGATAATCCATTAAAAATAGATGTAGTTTTAGATGGTGGCGTATTTAATGGTAGCTATTTAGCTGGAGCACTACATTTTTTAAAAGAAATGGAGAAACGCAAATATATTATTGTTGAACGCATATCAGGTTGTAGTATAGGTTCTATTGCTGGTTTCTTATATACTATGGATAGATTAGATTTAATTACAAATTTATATGAGGAGTTTAATAAAGAATTTAAAGAAACGTATAGTTTAAATATTATAAAATACATAAAAGGTAACCTTATGGAATTTTCAAATGAAGAAAACTTAAAAAAAATAAATAGCAAATTATATATTACTTATTATAATATTATAAAAGGATCAAAAAAAGTAAAATCACAATATAAAAATTGGGATGAATTATCTGATACTCTTATAAAGTCATGTTTTTTTCCTTATTTAATAAATGGTGATTTAGTTTATAAAAATAAATATTTAGATGGAATTAGTCCATATATTTTTAATGAACAACCAGAAAGAAAAATTCTTTATATGGAATTATTTAGTAGTGATAAAATTTGTGGAATAATTAATATAAAAAATGAGAAAACAAATTATCATCGTATTCTTACTGGTTTATTAGATATACATAATTTTTTTATTAAAGAGAGCAGAACAGTTATGTGTTGTTATGTAAATGAATGGAATTTATTTGATAAATTTTATTATAAATTAAAATCAATATTTGAAAAATGTTTTATATATATAATTTATTTTATTATCATAATAAAAAAATATGTAAATATTGATATAAATAATACTATTTATTATAAATTAATATCTAGAATTTCATATGATGTGTTTACTATATTATTAGAAACATATTGTTTATAAATAATATAAGTTCAGAATTTATATTATTTATATTTTATTATACATATGGATTCAATTGATATTGCTGATCTAGCTTTTTCTTTAGCATCGTCATCAGATTTATTATCAAGTCCTTTTAATGAAGTATCTTCATCTATACCAGATATTAATAAAGTGATTTCATCTGTAACAGATATATCTGATGATAGTAGTCCAGGTATTAATATTTATTTGATAGTTGGTTTTATACTTTTAATTGGAGGATTATTTTTGTATAGTTACTTTACAAATAGAGCAAAAAAAGTTACATTTGATGAAAATGTAGAAAATTATTACAATAGCAACTCCTAATAGAGTTCTAGAAATTGTCCTTTTTTCTTATTAGTTTTATTTTTATTACTCTTACTTTTATTACCCTTACTTTTATTACCCTTACTTTTATTAGTTTTTGCTTTTGATTTATATGTTTTTGCTTTTGATTTATATGTTTTTGCTTTTGATTTATATGTTTTATCATATTCTTTTCTTTCTTTAATAGTCTCTGGATTATAATTTAAAAATAATTTTTCAAATTCGATTTTATTTTGGCTTTGTTTTAAAATCTTATATTTTTCAGCTTTATGTGCACGCATTTCTTCTAAAGACTCTTGATGACCATAACATGTAATACTGAAACGACGTAATAATCCTTTTTGTTGTAATCTATTTTTTTGTTGAACATCAAATAAGAATTTTGATATACATAAAATTCTATCTAAGAATTGATTATAATAGGGTTTATCAGCATATAAAAATGCTAAATAAAAACTCAACATAGTATCAATAGTGGCTATTTTTACTTTTTGTCCTTTGGTAACAAAATTATTATAACTATGACAAGCAATTGGTTTATAAATAAATACTATTGTATCATTACCAATTTTAATTTCATAATGTAGAGGAACTAATTCTCCAACAGGATCTCTTTTTATAATTTTAGCATTTTTAACACCTATATCTTTTAATCTTTCTTTTACAATTTCGGCAGTAGTTTCAGGATCATTAGATAACACATCAAAATCTGCTATTTTATCTAATTTTTTCCTTAAATTTTCAGGCATATATTGAGAATAGAGAGAAACAGCATATCCGCCAAAAAATACAACACCTTGATTTACCAGTGTATTTTTTACATTGTCATATATTTCATTTTGTTTTTCTGGATTTTCCATTTCTCTCTGAAAATCCACATCATTACAATTAGCGGATGTTAATGGATAATTTTTATTCAATAATGATATACGTTTTAAAACCTTCTCCCATCTACTTGTGTCACCATCTGGTCTAGATAATTCTAAAAACATAGACATACGTAAAAAATTTGGTGGAGCATATAAAATTCCATTTACTCTTAATGCGTCTTTCTTAATAGATTTGTATATTGGATTAGGCAATTGGGTAATATCTGCTACAGGAATATAGTTAACAAACACCTTATATGTTCCTTCATGTTGACCAGCTTTTGCTTCTACATCAGTAAAACCTTGAGCATAATAAATATCTGCCAATTCCTTAGCATCCTCTAAAGCATTATCAGTAAAAAAATCATAGTCGGGAATTTCAACTTCTGTATTATAAAATTTATCTTCTTCTGGCAATATATTATTGATAGCTGTTCCACCATAACATACTAAATTTTTGCGCTTAATAAAATCTTCAACAGTTTTAATAATTTTTTTAATATCTTCTGAATTTACAATACGTTTACCTATTTTTTCTTCTGCTTTATCAACTGCCATACGTAAAATTGCTAATTCACAATCCGCAAAAGTTAAATCTTTACATACATTTTTTTGCTTCATAAACTTATTATATTATAGTTAGATTTATTTTATAACTATAATACAATTTATTATTTTATTTTTATTAAAATAAAAAAAATGAATTAAATATATTGAGATATTAGTATATTATGCTTAAAATATGAACGCAATCAACTATCCAGAAGGTTTAAATCCAAAAATTATAGAAGAATTACAATGTTTAAATGGTGTTACTGGCATAAAAAAGAGACTAACAAGAGAATTATTTGATTTACAGAATAAAAACGCATATATTCAGATTGAATATAATCATGATAGTATTATTTCTTGTAATATTTATAATAATCCACATATATTTACTCTACATATTGTTCTTGATGATAAAAATAATTTAATTACTTTTGAAATTTGTCGTGATTATCCATTTAAACCACCTAAAAATATTAAAATAAATTATAAAAGCTATAATTCATTTTTACAAATAAATTCATCTAATACGATGAAACAAGTGAATGAACTATACGCAAAAGTTTATAAAAGTAAGTTGCCTCAATGCTGTTTATATTGTAGTTCTATTTCATGTCCTGCTAATTGGTCTCCATCAGTAAAATTAATAAATGTTGTTCAAGAAGTTCAAACTTTTAAAAAAATAAGGCGATCTGTTATTGATAAATTATTAGCTACTAAAATTATTAATAAATATTTAATAGATGATAAAGGGTTTCATGAATATTTCTATAGTTTTCTATTCCACTTTTAAAAAAAGTGGAGCAAAAATAAAAGAAGTTTGGCTACACTATACCTTTAAAAAAGGTATAACCAAATAGAAGCAAAAATAGTAAGAAATTTGGCTACACTATACCTTTAAAAAAGGTATAACCAAATAGAAGCAAAAATAGTAAGAAATTTGGCTACACTATACCTTTAAAAAAGGTATAACCAAATAGAAGCAAAAATATAACCAAAAATAAAAGAAGTTTGGCTCCACTATACCTTTAAAAAAGGTATAACCAAATAGAAGCAAAAATATAACCAAAAATAAAAGAAATTTGGCTACACTATTCCACTTTTAAAAAAAGTGGAGCAAAAATAGTAAGAAATTTGGCTCCACTATACCTTTAGAAAAGGTATAACCAAAAATAAAAGAAGTTTGGCTCCACCTTTTTTAAAGGTGGAAAAGGTGGAAAAGGTGGATTTATACATTAAAGTTATAGAAATCGGTGCCAACATTACGTGTTCCATATGAATAAGCCGGATTTTGTGGAGTTGGACGTGGAATAGTAACAACATTATATCTTAGATTTTCTGGTTTTAGACTGAAAGCATAACCAGATCTATCAAAAAACCCAGTATTTTCAAAAAGAAAGTTATCAACATACTGATAACGCATTGCTACCATTTGACATCCATAAGCGCGACATAAAATACTACTAGGATTGGATGGATTAGCACCTTTATCTGGTATTACAATTGTCATATTTCTTCTATTATATTCTAATAATTCTTGTGTATCTGGGTTGTTTCTAACATTATAATAATCATATTCTCTCATAAATATTGAATTACTCGTTAAATTAACATATTCTAAAAAGGCTTCATTATCTAGAAAAGCATTATTACTTCTATCAACAATTAAAATTATTTTTTTCTGAAAAGTTAATAAAGGAAGATTAGCTATATTTTTTCCAGAATTCTCAAAACTATAATCTTTACCAAGCATTAAAGTAGTATATGATTTAAATATTTCTGCTAAATTATCAAACATTTTTTGATTATTACTTTTAATTCTTAGATGAATAATAATAGGATCTGTTGGATTAGGACATGTTCCACCAGCAAAAGCATAATTTTGAATAACATTCATTACATTACCAAATGGAACTGAATTAAAAGTTTCTTTAATAAAAAAACTATCATTAGTGCTTGTTGAAACAACTGGTTGATTATCAATGGAATACATTTCAAAATCTAAACATCGCACACCTTGTTTGATAACAGCTTTTAAATTACATATATCAACAAAACCGTTTTTATAGGATCCTCCAGAACAAGCATTAAATGCTGTTTTAATATAATAATCAAATAAATTATAACCACATGTTGGATCATTTGCTGATACTGGTCTGATATTGCCATTTACAGATGGATATAAATTATCCATGTAGCTACATTCGTTACCTTTAAGTCTAGATAAATAAACAGCATAAATGACATATATGATTAATATTAAAACAGTTAATAATATTACCATACTACTCTGAAAATTATCATCAGCTAATCTTTTAAATCCACTAAAATAATCAGTTGTTTGTGGCATTAATATACTATATATTAGATATATTATTAAAAATAAATAACAATATATTTTAAAATAATATATAAATTATTATATATAGTATGTCAAACTTTAGCGAAGAAGTATCTGTTAAACCTAGCCAATCCACTAGTGTTATAAATGCGATTGATGCTAAAATGGAAGGAAATCAGTTAATATTAACTGATGAAAATGATAAACAAATTATTTTAACTTTAACCGAAGATGCTTTAAAACAATTGCCTGAAGTATTATCTTCTACTCCTCCTCCTGAAAAAGCAGGTGGTTCAAAACGCCGTAAAAGTAGAAAGCATAAGGTAGTAAAACGCCGCAATAAATCACATCGTCGTCATCGACATTAATTAAGTAAATAATAAGTAATAATAAGTAATAATAAGTAAATAAAAATAATAATAATAATTTAATCATCAAATTATAATTGAATTATTAGAATTAGTTAAATTATATTATGATGAAATAAAGAATTAAAAAATTAATATATATTATACATAATATTATGGCAGGTGGTCTTTTAAATTTAGTTGCGTCAGGCCAACAAAATGTTATTTTAAATGGAAATCCAAGTAAGACTTTTTGGAAAGCAACATATAAAAAATATACTAATTTTGGTAAACAGAATTTTAGATTAGATTTTACCGGCACACCAACACTTAGTTTAACAACAGAGTCTACATTTATATTTACAGTTAAAAGATACGCAGATTTACTTATGGATTGTTATATTTCAATTACTTTACCAAATATTTGGTCGCCAATTATGCCTCCACAAGAAGTAACAAACCCAGATGGTTCAACCGCATATACTGACTGGGTTCCTTACCAATTCCAATGGATTGATAATTTAGGTGCGCAAATAATAAGCCGTATTACCATCAATTGCGGTAATCAACAGTTACAGCAATATTCTGGGCAATATATATTAGCATCTGCTTTAAGAGATTTTAGCACACAGAAATTGGCATTATTTAATGAAATGATTGGAAATGTGCCAGAAATAAATGATCCTGCTAATTATGGTGCTCGTTCAAATGCTTATCCAAATGCTTATTATACTACTAGTCCAGCTGGTGCTCAACCTTCAATTATGGGTCGCACATTATATATTCCACTTGGTGCTTGGTTTAACAATGTAACTTCACAGGCATTTCCTTTAGTATCACTTCAATATAATGAACTTCAGATAAGTGTCTCTTTTAGACCAATTAATGAATGGTTTACAATCCGTGATGTAATGGATTATCCTAATAATTATCCAGTAGTTGCGCCAAATTTTAACCAATTTTACATGCAATTTTACAGATTTCTTCAGACACCTCCAGACGAAGTATTGGGAGCAACATCTTATGTAGATACAAGAACACTATGGAACGCAGATATTAATTTAAATTGTACATACTGTTTTCTCTCTAATGATGAGTCAGAGGTATTTGCTAAGAATGAACAAAAATATTTATTTAAACAGGTATATGAAAGACCTTATTATAATATTACTGGTCAAAATAAGATTAATTTGGATTCTATTGGTATGGTGATTAGTTGGTTATTCTATTTTCAACGTAGTGATGCTAATTTACGAAATCAATGGTCTAATTACACAAATTGGCCTTATAATTACATGCCACAAGATGTGTCGCCTGCACCAACTGCAGGCGATGTTCCAAATCCACACACAGGTTCTATGTATCCATTATTAGGTCCAGGATTAAACCCAGACGGAACATTAAGTGGTCTTTATACTACAGGTATATATAATCCTCAGAATTTACGCGATATTTTAGTTGCGTTAGGAATATTATTGGATGGTCAATATAGAGAGAATATTTTACCAGAAGGTGTATTTAATTATGTTGAAAAATATGTTCGCACTGCTGGTAATGCTCCACAAGGATTATATTGTTATAATTTTTGTTTAAATACTAATCCTTTTGAAACACAACCTTCAGGGGCTATGAATATGAGCAGATTTACAAATGTTCAATTTGAATTTACTACTATTTCACCTCCAGTGGATCCATATGCTCAAGTGCTTACAATTTGCGATCCAACAACAGGTGATATTGTTGGTATTAACAAGCCTACATGGCGCATTTATGATTATAATTTTAACCTTTTTCTTATAGAAGAAAGAGTAAATATGGTAATATTTGTTGGAGGAAATGCGGGTCTTTTATATGCGACATAATCTACTTTTATAAGAAGTATAGCAAAATATATATATATATATATATATATATTATGGATGAATATCTATATCATGGAACATCAAGTGTTTATATTCCATATTTATTACAAAATGGATTATCCGGAGAATACCCAGATAATGTATATAAAAAATTATTACGATTATGGAAATGGATGAGACGACAAGAGATACCATGGGATTTAGATATAACTTTACAAGAGTTAGATTACATTGAAAAATTTTTTAATCGTAGAGATTTTATACAAATATCACTTACTACAAGATTAGATACTGCTCAAGAATATATTAATAGTGATCGAATAGGTGGTGAAGGAATTTCATTCTTATTATCAGTATTTGTTAAAAATTGGGAAAAAATAAAAATACATGATTTATATCCTAAAACTATAGATGATCTAAAATTTATTTTAAATTTTTTTTCAAGACAAACAGGTATTATATTAGCATTTAAAAAAAACGATCTAATATCACTTTTACCAAAAGAATGTTCATCACCGACTAATATTTTAAAGAATACAGATGTGCCAGAAGGTATGACATCTATTAAACGTATTAGAGTTATAACATGTTTAACGCAATCACAATTTAATTCTCAGTGTTATAAAAAACAAGATGAAATATTTTTTGATCAACCAATCCCAGCAGATTTTATTTATGTTTATCAAAATATATTAACACCTCCTATTAAATTATCATCAAAAAAAATAATAATATCGCCTGGAGTTACAAATCAAGATCTATCTATAATATTAGAAGAAATACATGATATAGAAAGACATGATATAGAAATACATGATATAGAAACACATGATCTAAAAATGAGAAATGTTACATCACCAATCCCTCAAAATATTGGATTACCAATTCCTCAAAATATTATTATTGGTGGAACAAGGAAAAAAAAACATTTAAAATATCAAAAATCACGTCGTAAAAGAAGAACAAAAAAATACAGAAAATTTCGAGCAACTCATAAGTTAAAAATAATATAACATTTTATTTAAAATTCTGCTTATTAAAAATAATTTTATATATTGAATACAAAATAGCTAATAAAATAATCCAAAAAAGAAGACGAGATACAAATTCCATATTGGAAAATCCAGGTTCACATGAAACATCTAATCCTAATATTTTACATAATAAACCGCGTTGTAACCATACAATAAAGAATAGAAGTATTGAACCTCTATGCCATCCACGTGAATTATCAGTATCAGGAAAAGTTTGATAACAAAGTGGCAAATAATATTTATAACGAGGAACAGTTCCAAAATTTAAACAAATATCCCAATCATTTAAAGATTTTTGATCTACATTATCCAAAAAATAGTCTATACATTTTTTTGAATAAATACATGCGTGAGTTCCTGTGCTAAAAATGACACGAGGATGCGTCTCGCCAAATCCAGACTGTAAGTAACAAAGTGTGCCCAAATAGTAAACAAAATTATTGGCAGCATTGTTTTCTAAGAAGTAATCTATTTTATTACTATGTTCCATGTCATTTATATTTTTGCTAAATATAAAATCGTCCTCTAAAATTAAAATATTTTGAAATTCTTTGCTACGTGCATCTTTAAATATAGTATAAAATACATCTATTAAATCTTTGGCAGGAGTATTTACATGATCTTCTTTTTTAAAATTTTTAAAACCTTTGTTAAATACTATGAATACTTTTGAAGTAGGATGATATAAAAATAGTTGGTTTTTTATACTAGCTAAACGACCATTGCTCTCTAAGTGAATAATATAAGTAGCATCTACATTGCGAAATATTGGGTCATCATAGTTATATTCTTTAAATAAATATGCTGAACTCATAGTATAAAGTATATCTTTATAAAAAGTAGGAGAGAAATACTTATTTTCTTTAAGTTAGTTTAAAATATATATTGTTGGGTCCTTTGGATCAACCTTTTTTAAAGGTTGAAAATACTACATAATGTAGGGAAAATCTAGACTTTTCTGAAAAAGTGCCAAAAAAGAGGTCCTACACATGTAGAGGCGAATTTTCTCTTTTTTTTCCAAGACTTTTTTGGAAAAGTTAAAAATGGACATTTTTTTTGTCCATTTTTCAAAAAAGTCGAATCTTCCGGCCCAAAAAATTTGCCGCCACTGCATAAAAAAATTTTACCGTATCAGATAGAAAAAATAATTCAAAATTTGTTACGATAAATTTTTTTTTATTTTTGCGAAAATAATTTAGGAGATTTTTTATATAGGATTTATATAAGAATGTCTCCAAAAAAAAATCTCCAAAAATCTCCAAAAGTTTTTTTGTGTGAAACTTGTCAGTATAAATGCTTTAAACAAAGTGAATATAATAAACATATTTTAACTCTAAAACATAAAAACCTACAAAATCCTACATTACCTATAGATAATTCTAAAACTTATGAATGTAAATGTGGAAAACAATATAAACATTCTTCAACACTTTATGCTCATAAAAAAAAATGTGAAACCAAAATATCTAATGATTATATTGATTTAACAGACACAAATATTATTTTACAATTAATTAAACAAAATGATGATTTTAAGCAATTATTAATGGAACAGAGTAAAACTATTTTAGATCAAAATAATAAAATTTTTGAAATTTGTAAAAATGGAGCTTCAAATACTATAATAAATTCTAATAATACAAATTCTAATAATAAATCTTTTAATTTGCAATTTTTTTTAAATGAAACATGTAAAGATGCTATGAATATTATGGATTTTGTTGAATCTATTAAATTACAATTATCAGATCTCGAAAAAGTAGGTGAACTTGGTTATGTAGATGGAATTTCTAATATAATAGTAAAAAATTTAAATGCTCTTGAAGTTGAAAAAAGACCTGTACATTGTACTGATAAAAAGAGAGAAATATTGTATATTAAAGATGAAAATAAATGGGAAAAGGAAGATGATGATAAAAATAAGATTAGAAAGGCAATAAAAAAGGTAGCTTGTAAGAATCAACGTTTATTACCAAAATTCAAAGAAGCTCATCCCGATTGTATTAAAGCAGCTTCTAGGTTTTCAGATCAGTATAACAAAATGATAATAGAGTCAATGGGTGGTTCAGGAGATAATGATTTGGAAAAAGAAAATAAAATTATTCGTAACATATCAAAGGCTACAACAATTACCAAAAATGAAGAAATATCTTAAAAGGGTTTGAATCAACCTTTTCTAAAGGTTGAAAATACTACATAATGTAGGGAAAATCTAGACTTTTCTGAAAAAGTGCCAAAAAAGAGGTCCTACACATGTAGAGGCGAATTTTCTATTTTTTTCCCAAGACTTTTTTGGAAAAGTTAAAAATGGACATTTTTTTTGTCCATTTTTCAAAAAAGCTGAATCTCCCGGCCGAAAAAATTTGCCGCCACTGCATAAAAAAATTTTAGCGTCTCAGACCAAAAAAAAATTTTTCAATTTGTTACGATAAAATTTTTTTATTTTTATATTTAAAATACTTAAAATTAAATTCTGTGGATACATTATGGATACATTTAAGGAGGGAAAAATGAGCAAAACGAGCGATGATTTTTATTGTAAAAATTGTGATTATAAATGCTGTAAAAAATATAATTTTGATAGACATCTATCAACCGATAAACACAAAAATACCCATTTTGGATACAATGTATCCATTTTGGATACACAAAACGAGCAAAACGAGCAACCAACCCATTTTACATGCGAATGCGGAAAGCAATATAAATATAGTCAAGGGCTCTCTAAACATAAAAAAAAATGTAATTATGAAAATAAAGAACCTATATTTGATACCGCAGATGGTGATGTTAAAATACTTACCAATATGGTATTGGAAGTTGTTAAACAAAATCAAGAATTAATGCTACAAAATACTGAAACTCAAAAACAAAATCAAGAATTAACTAACAAACTATTTGAAATTTGTAAAAATGTAACAAATAATACGATGATAAATACTAATTCACATAATAAAACATTTAATCTTAATGTATTTTTAAATGAAACATGTAAAGATGCTATGAATATTATGGATTTTGTAGATTCACTTAAACTACAAGTAGCTGATTTAGAAAGTGTTGGAAAATTAGGATTTGTAGAAGGAATATCTAATATTATTGTTAAGAATTTAAAGGCAATGGATATTCATAAAAGACCTGTTCATTGTAGCGATTCAAAGAGAGAAGTCATGTATATTAAGGATCAAAATAAATGGGAAAAAGAAGATGAGGAGAAGAAAAAGTTAAGAAAGGCAATTAAAAGAATTGCTTGTAAAAATCAAAGATTGATACCAGTATTTAAAGAAGCACATCCAGATTGTATTAAAGCTGCATCCAAATTTTCAGATCAATATAATAAAATGATTATAGAGTCAATGGGTGGTTCAGGTAACGAAGATTTTGATAATGAAAATAAAATCATTAAGAAAATCGCAAAAGAAGTTACTATTGATAAAACCTTATAATTATAGTTGTGAATTAGAAGGTAATGGTCCATCTTCAATAAAATCACCAGTCAAACTATATCTTTCTGGATAATTAGGCATATATGGAAGTTGAGGAGGTTTGTATCTTGTATCATACAAGTCTCTCTCTTTTTTAAATCCGCTTAACCACGTATTAATTCCAAAAGATGGCATCGCTGGTTGAGAATACATATCCTTAGTTACAATTCTTTCGTGTGTTCCATAACCACTTGTTAATGGTGAATATTGTGGTGTAACACCCCAAGTTAATTTACCAGCACCATCATTACCTGGCACACTATTTGTAGTAGTTTTTGATAAAGGTGGAACATATGGTTGGCACCCAGGACAGTCAATATCTGTAAAACATTGTTGTCCTGTTATAGCACATCTAGAATTAGGACCACAAAAATTTTTACAACTATAGGTAGTTGTCAATGGAAGATCGACTGTATGACTAGTTTTGCTTGACGCATTTGTAAAACATTCGGTAATATATTTGTTTACAGATAAATAATGTGACCAATTTAATATAAATATAAATAAAAGAAGACAAATAACAGGTAAAACTAAATTATAATATTTTTTTTGAAAAAAATCCATATAATATAAACTGATATAAAAATATTGTAAATAGTAAATCTAATTTATTACACTATTTTAGTAAATAATAAATAATCCAAATATTTTATATCTTTTTAATATAAGTAATGTCAGATACAGCAGCTCTTGATCAAAAATTTCAAGAATTAAATAATACTACAAATACAGAAGAACCAAGTTATGCTTCTAAGGTTATCAGTTTTGTTACACAAACACTTATTTTATGTCTAGCTATTATTATATATTATGGTTTCAGTGGAGCATTATTATATAGTTGTAAATTAGCTCAATCTAATATTTTACCAACAGAGATTAAATGTGAACCTTATACAGAGTATAAACCAACTATTCAGGAAAAACAAACAAATATTTTTACTGATACTTTTATTAATCCGCAAAATTCAATGAAGTTAAATTTTCCACACGATAAATTTAATTTATCAAATAAACTTTTAGATATGTTTCGTGATTATAAAAATGAACCAGAATCCAATTTTTTAGCTAATTATTTTATTTCAATAGCAGAGGCATTAATACAATTTTTTTACCTATGTATGAATTTTACATTAAATATGATGAATCAACTTCCTGAAGCAGTTATCGTGGTATTTGGTATACCTATAGTTTCAATAATATCAACTATTATATTAATTATTAGTAATTTCTATATTTTATTTTTATGGTTTGCGAATATGAAATGGTTTTTTAAGTCAAATGAAAATAATAAACATGGGGCTCCTAAATGGGAAGATGTGCCATTAATATCATTTAATTTCTTTATAGCATGTTGCTTAGTTGTTACGTTTTTAATTATATTCTTTATTGCTTTCGGATTTTTTCCTTTTATCACAAGTATTTTATCTCTTTATTGTGGACTTTCTTGTTTGTCATATAAATCAGTATTAAATGGTAATAACGCAGGAGTTTTTACAGTAATTCAAGATGTTTTTAAATATTACAAGGTAACTATTATGTTTGTATTTAGTGTAATTGTTGTATCAACAGCATTTGCTAAGTTAGGGCCTATACCAGGAATATTTTCATTAATAACTCTAGGATTAATATATTTTGGGTTATTAGGACTTTCCATATATAAACCTATTAATAAGGATCATTTATCTTCAATTACTGATTATGAACAAGCTATTAAGAAATGTAATACATCTTACATAGAAAAATCTAAAAGTTGGCTAGAGATTATTGGATTAAGAGGTGGTGGTAAAAATATAACAAAACAACTAAAAGATATTCATAAAAAATTTATAAAAAGTAATTCACATATGTAAAAAATATAAATAAATCTAAATAAATAATACTTAAAAATATAAGTATTATTTAACAATTATGGGAAAAACTAAAAAACCACAGAAAGTTCAAAAACTTCAACCATTTGTAACTATATGTACACCTACATTTAATAGAAGACCTTTTATTCCTATAATGATTAAATGTTTTGAACACCAAACATATCCAAAAGATAGAATTGAATGGATTATTGTAGATGATGGCACTGATAAAATAGAAGATATGGTTACACATATTCCTCAAGTAAAATATTTAAAATTTAATGGAAAACTTACATTAGGCCAAAAAAGAAATATATCAAATGATAATGCGAAAGGTGAAATAATTATTTATATGGATGATGATGATTATTATCCGCCAGATAGAATAAGTCATGCTGTCGATACATTGAAAAAGAACCCAACCGCCTTATGTGCTGGTTCAAGCGCAATGTATATACATTTTAAGCATATAAATAAGATGTTACAATTTGGTCCATATGGTCCAAATCATGCCACAGCAGCAACATTTGCTTTTAGAAAAGAATTATTAAAGCAGACGCGATTTGATGAGTCATCTTCTGTAGCAGAAGAAAAAAAATTTTTAAAAGACTATACAATACCATTTGCTCAATTAAATCCAAATAAATCTATTGTTGTATTCTCGCATAATCATAATTCATTTGATAAAAAAGAATTATTAAAACAATTACCAAATCCTTGTATTCATGAAACTGCTTTAAAACCAAGTGATTTAATTAAACAATCTGATATTCTAAAATTCTTTATGGAAGATATAGATGCTTTATTAGAAAATTATGAACCTGGTCGTCCAGAAAATAAACCAGATGTTACAAAGCAATTAATTGAAATAAAAGAACAAAGAGAGAAAATGATGCATGAGCATATGTTAAAACAGGCAGAACAACAACAAACAATGAATATGATGTCAAATCCCGCATTTTTACAAAATAAATTAAATGAACAAGCAATGTTTATTCAGCAAATATCATTAGAAAATAGTCAATTAAGAGAAAAACTAGCTTATTTGGAAGATAAAATAAAATATTTGATAACTGAAAAAATCCAAAATTTTAAATCTAATAGACCTGAAATACCTAGTTCTATATAATAATTAAATTGTAATACTTTAATTGGCACATCATTTATTATATTCTTTATATTGTTATAAAATATATTATACTGTAAAATATATTATATTGTAAAATATATTATACTATAAATATTTAAAGATTTGTGATGATAATAAAATATCATTCAGAGAAATGGAATATCCAGACTATTCAAACCCTAATGAAGATAACATAGATCTAGAAGATAATAAGAACGCAAATTTGTTAGATGACGCAAAGAGTTACGACAGGGGATACACAAAGATTTATAGATCTTATCTTACTGAAAATGGCAGAACAAAACGAGTTAAGATTGAATTGTATGCTTCAGGTGGTGTTGGATCAGATATTAGAGATGCGGAGACAGGTGAGTATTATAAGTATAAAGCGGGTTCTTTAGATGAGGAACTTTTTTTTAAGGTTTCAATAGCAATAGGTGAGTGTAAGAACAAGTTAGGGTCACATACATTCTTTTATTCTTCACCAGAGCAGTATATGGCACATCTATTAGTTGATGATGATATTTCAGATGAAATCATAGATAAATGGCGTATTAGAAAAAATATTAGAGCAAGAATAGTTGAAGAAAAGAAAAAGCCTAAGTCAAGAGTAATTGTCAAGTAATTCTATATTTTACACCTTTGCACATTTAAACGCCTATAAATTTTATTAAATAAAATAATATTAAATAAAATAATATTAAATAAAATAATATTAAATAAAATAATATTAAATAAAATAATATTAAATAAAATAATATTAAATAAAATAATATTAAATATAATGTTATTTATAGAATTTAAAACAAATCTAAACTATGGTTTAAATATATTAAAGTATCGAAACATTAATGATGATATTTGGTATTATTTATATATAGACATTGAAACACTTAATTTACTCGTAACAAACTATGGTATTATATCTACTTATAAAATTCCAACCAAATTTACAAACACTGATAATCCAACAACATCTAAGATTATTAAATTAAAATATTGTTGTGCTGATATTCAATTATGCTGTGGTAATAATACTTCGTTTTATCTTCCATATATTGAACAAAATTATTAAAAATGTGTATTTTAAATGAGAAAAGATGTAAAATATAAAGCAGAAAAATGATAATATTTGAAAACATATTATTGATTATTTATAATAAAATATGAATTTTATATATGTTATGCCATCCTTTTAGTATTTTTATAAGAATGTTTTTTAATTGTTTTATTTTTTCTATTTGATCTTTTTTGAATTAAAAATTTATAAGATTTCTTGGTTTTTTTATTATTGCCTCCAGTCGCCTTCCAATCTAATATACCTTCGCTAGAAATTCTTGTAAGTTTCTCTATTTTATAAATACTCATTTCATTACATTCAAGTTCTTGTGAAAATTGACCTGGATATAACGGCGACATATGTATAAGTTTATTATGATGCTCATCCTCTCCCATATATGTTGCGAGTAAATTACGAGGTAAAATCACTTCTAGTTCTTCTGGATTTAATAACGGATTTAATAAATCTGCTATAAATTCTTCATTTGTATATGTCCTTATAAAAGGAATACCTGGTTCAACAGTTATAATACAATGTATATCCCAAGTGCCTTCTAATCCACCACCTTCATCAAAACAAGACATATAATTCTCTACTACCATTTTATCGCCAGGAACCTTCAAATAACTATAAAATGTATTCATATTACGAAATACTGTAAGTTCTTCTGTCTCATATTTTTCGGAATATTTATAAAATAAATGGTCGATATCATCAATCATTGTTTGAATTCTTTCATTTTGTTGAATTGGTTCTGTTATTTCTTCCTTACCTAACCAACATCTAGAACAAAGTTCATGTAAACTATATTTTGGCATTTCTGTCAATCTTACTAAATAATGGTTAATTTCTACATAACCATAACTACAATACCATGCTAACGCATACCATTTTTTTTTTTTATAACTATCACTATATATACTTTCATTATGTGCACTTTCATCATATGCATATTTTCGTTTATCTATATTCGTAGTAGTAAGTATTTTTTTAATTGGCTGTTGACTTGTTAATTTAAAATAACTAACGCTTTTATCAAAAAAGGATGTAATATCAATGATTTTTATAATAATTTTTGGTTGATCTTTGTGATTTAAAAATAATTTACTTAAATTGTAATATGGTATAGGATCTCCACATTGATAATCATAATCTTCAATTAGTAAATTAATGAAATAAGACCGTTTCATACAATAAGGCATAGGTTCATCATCTAAATATATTAATATATTATTTTTGTCTCTTATATACTGTTCTATATCTTTTACATATATTGTCTCTGAAGATAATGGATTTTTTAAAGATACCTCTATTTCGCCATCTTCAACTAACATTTATTTATATATAATATATATATTATATATAATATATATTATATATAATATATATTATATATAATATATATATTATTGCTTCTTTTGTCTATTCAGAAAGTTTATCAAGTAACATATTACACCGACCGGAAAGAAAAATGAGACAAACTTTCTATAAAAAATAAAAATTTATAACTAATTCTTTCCAAGTGATGTAAAAGCACCCTATCCATTTTCTGTGGTAGAAAATCTTGGGCTTGTATCACATTTCACGGCTTTTAGCGGTTGGATACTATTATTTTTGTATTCTCTTCTATACTTTTCAGGTCCTTCTCCTGTTTCCATATAACATTTGAATACTTTTTGGATATTCTTACATCCATTCTTATCACGATTGATACATCCCTTCCTATTATTTTCCATTTGATATGTTAGGATAGAATGTATTAATGAATATATAGAAAATTTATTAAATTTTGAATTTATTCTTCAAAAGCATGACATATGTCTTCTTCGCAATCAACTTCTTTATCAGCTGTTCCAGTTGCGTTTTCTTTTATATATTTTTCAATATATCTATAAATACGATTGATATCTAATTTATTAATTTCATAATTTTCAAGCAAATTAATAATTTCATCATCTTCAATATTATTTTTTAATTCAATAAAAAATCCAAATAAATCTTTTTTATCCATACCTAATTTTTGGCATAAATTTTGTATAAAGATAGAATTATTAAACTCAGTTGAATATTTTGTAAGAACTTTGGTAAACCGAACCTCTGTAGGATTATATTTTTGTTTTTTTGAAAAATGTTCATGATACATTTTATTATTTTTAAATGTTTTAATGAGAGAACTCATTTCATTAAATTGCCAGATTTGTTTTTGAAATGTAATTCTATCAATATAATCAGCAAAACATATATTTTCTAATTGCTTAATATAAAATGGTATTGATTGACCTTTATCTAGTTTATCAATTACATCAATAATATTTTCATGCCATAAAAGACCAACACTTGTTCTGTCTGTTTCATTCATAACATTATTATGTTCATTCATTGGATAATAATTATTAATTAACTTATTTATTATTTTCTTTGTGTCATCACTATAAGATTTTGTTTGAAATATATTTTCTATAATTTCACTTGTAAAAAAGTCAGGTTTATTTTTATGGAAGTTATAAATATTATTTAATTTTCTTAAATCTCCTTGAACATAATGAATAATTTTTGCCTTCATATCTATTGAAATATTTGGTAATAAAACATTAATTATACTAGTAATTTGTGGACTAGTTGGTGTTTTAAGCTCTATAACATTACAGACTTTCATCAATTCTTTAATTTTTTTATCAATGCGATAATTACCAATACAAACAATCGGATTCATAGTAGTATCTTCTAGTTTCTGTTTTTTAGTTTTTTTTGGGCGAATAAGTTTAATTAATGTATTAATACCACCTTTATCGCCATTATTCATACCATCAATTTCATCCATAACAATAGCTAGTTTTTTTACTTTTTTATTAAATAAACTCATTATATTTTTATCTGACATATTATGCTTTGTAATATCTTCTATAACAGATGTATTTCTAATATCTCCAGCATCATATTTAATAATATCATAATTTAGTTCTTTAAGAATATTAGATATAAAAGTAGTTTTACCTGACCCTGGATCGCCATAAATATATATACCTTTTTTAAATAATATATTATGCTTATTCAATTCAAATTCTTTTAATATATTTTTAATATTATTAGCAATATCTTCTCTGGCAAGAATTGTATTAATATTTAATTCTTCCATTTAATATATTTAATAAATTTCTTTTTATATAGATTTTTATTTAATCTGTCTTCTTTACATTTTACATATCGATATTATTTAAGTAATTTAATCTCTTATTTATCTTGTTTTATTTTTTACATAAATAGAATTTATATATTTAACTACCTTGTAAAAATTTATCAATTTACACTTTTTTATTTTGAAAATGAATAAAGTAACTGTTCCAATTCATTCATGTTATTATTCACACTCTTTAAGGCAATAATGAACGATAATTAGTGTAAAAAATAAAATATTAATATAATAATATGAAGACCCAAAAAAAAATACTAAAATTTTCAAAACATAGAAAAATAAAACGAAATTTAAAAAAACAAACCGCAAAAAAACACACTGCAAAAAAATATTCAAAAAAACAAACTTTAAGAAGATATTCTAAAAAAAAAACTTTAAGAAGATATAATTTAAAAGGAGGGGTTAATCCAATAATACAAAATTTGGTAAAAATAATTAATGGTGTTGATGAGGTTTTGCAAATTGATATATCAATTTTTAATCCCACCATAGCGCTTGCTTGTATCTGTAAGAATAAATTTTTTTACGATCAAACATGTAACAATATAAGATCTTACTCAATGGAAAATTTAAGTAAAACAAAAATAACTTTAAATGAAGAAAACACCGCAGGCACAGATACACTATATGTCTGGGTTTTTTCTGGGACACAATTTAAATTTATGAACCCTAATGGAACAATAAATTACAGCATCTCTGTAGAATATGATGAGTGTTTTAATTTTGACCTGGCAAAAACTATATACTTCACAGTAGAAGAAAATACATCCGGAATAAAGACGTGGGGATTAAATGAGTGTGGTCGTCTAGTCTTTAATTGTTTATTAAAATATACTAGTAGTTTTGATATGCGACCAGATATAATTAGTAATGTTTATAATAAAGAAGAAAATAGTTTTGTCATAGGAGAAGATAATTTTATTAAATGTATGAATAGTACAAACCTCATATTTGGAAGATGTTCTTTATTCTACGCAGGTGTTGCGGGTAATACATTAAAAGAATTGTTTAAATATGCTAACCCCATCATGACAATTGATGATGTCAGGGATAGAGGAGATATGGAAGAAGCCGCCATTCTAAGTGCCGAATTGAAATCTCGTAAAGATGAATTTATGAGTGATGAATTAGAAAACCAAATGGAAATTACGCCTGCCCATGATCTAACTGATGGGAATGAACATGAATATAGGTATGATATGATTGAAACGGAATTAAATGCTCTTGTTTTAGAAGCGAGTATAGGTACAGATCTAGTTCTAGGCCATGTAAATATACGCCGAATTTTAAATATGTTTATTATAATACTTAATCTATATTTACAAGGTAGAGGCGTATGTGCAAAAAGCGGAGGAGAAGTATTTCGGTATTTTGGTGAGCTTTCAGCATACACTAATGATATTGATACTAAGATATTTTATTCAGAAAGTCTAACACAGGATAATATTATGGAATTTCAATTAATAATGTTACGAAAATTAATTGCCATAACAATATATTTAACAAAATCTAAATGTATCTTTAATATAAAACCGAATACAAGAGACTTTCAATTAGGTAACTTAGAATTTAATATTGAGTTCGTGCCATTTTTACAATTATTTCGAGATAATGTGTTTGATAGTCGTGTAAGAAGTAAATTAGTTGCTGGACATCGATTATTTAGTTTAGATGTATATCTAGGTGCTATTATTAAAATAACTAAGCTAGATAGAAGTGAACATCAATTCCCAACATATTATACCGCATCTCCTTTTGATGGCTGCAATTATGAACCACAACCCGCATATTATTATACAGATGGAGAAATGCAAGCTGTTGTTGTAACCTCTTTTGAAGACATAGTCAGTTCCAGTATTATTATTGAAACTCATCTTTCAGCTCGTCTTGCGGAACCTGCTCCTCCACTTACAAAAATAAGATTTGATACAGGGAGTGCAGCTGTTCAACCACAATTACCTGGTATGCCTATAATGAGTAAGGAATATTTATTGCTAGATATTTTATTTTTATTGAGTAATGAAGCAAGACTAAATAAAAGAGATAAAGATTTAAACAGATTAGTTTTTTTATTAGGTTTATCAAATATAGATAAAGCAAAAGAAATAGTTAGTGATATGGATAAAAAACGTATTGATAAAACAAATATAGTTGCTGTCAATGAGTATCTTGTATCAATAGGTATAGAATTTAATACACTGTTAGCTGATAATATGGTTGCTGCTCTAAATGCGGGTTCTGAACATGCTTTGGTTTTCAATGAACGTCTAGATACATTTATATCTAGTTATAGACAATATATAGATGGACAATTAGAGAGATTTATACCAACAATAAATTTCAGTGTAACCCCAGAGGGTAAAACTATAATTAGTGATACTGATTATAAAACTTCAACAAGAAATGTGCCAGTAGATTACGACAATATGGATTATAACTAAAAATCTAATTTAATAAATGTTTAATTCTTCCATTTTATATATTTAATAAATTTTTTTTTATATAGATTTTTATTTAATCCGTGTTCTTTGAAAAAATCTAAAATACTTTTTCTACAATTAGACGATTCATTTTCAATACAGTAGTTAAATATATAATGAAAATAATCTGGAAAAATCATATCTTTATATCTATAATGTTTAATTTTAAACCATTTCTTGTAATTCTCTCTAATAACTTTTTGAAAAATAAATGAATAATCAAACTTAACTATATATCGAATATAATTCTCAATATTACTAATATATTGCTTTAATACGCAGTGATATAAATTATAATTCTCTCTATTTGTAAAAATTAATATTTTTTTAGGAATATATTCTTTAATTATATTTATTAAATCTTGTGGTAATTTATTAATATTAATAAATATACTTGTTATATCATTACCTAATATTAATTGTTCATCTATTTTTCTCTCTTTATTCATTTTAATTTATATATTTATAATTTTATTAAATATATAAAATTTTTATTTATCAAGTTTATACATTACAAGGATTATTGACACCATATGTAATACCATCCCATGTTACATTACAAGCAGTAGCCCATCTATATTTAGCACAGTTACCATTATCTCCAGTAAATGGAGCACCAGTAAAGTTCATAGTTAAATGTTTACTTCCATTTGGCGGACAAGTTCCTAAATCTTTAATATTAATACATTTACTATTATTTCCAGAACCATCAGAAATCCAATAGTCTGGGCATTCAGGAAGTAAAGGAGGCCATTGACCATTCCTAGCATAGCTAAACGCAATACCAACAATTATTAAAACAACAATTAAAATAATAATAGCAGAATAAAGAACTATTTTTTGAAAGGTTTCCATATAAATTAATTAAATATAATTTTTTCTATAAGAGTAATATAAATGAATAGATCAAATAATGGACGTGTAGATATTAAAACACCAAGTACTTCCACTTTATTTCAAATGTATGATAAAATACCTGCTAATCAGTGTGTAACATTTAGGAATCCTACAGAAGGATTGTGGACATCTAATTCTTTATCAAATGCTTTTTTCTCTCAAGAAAATATTCAAATTATTCAAAATGGAATAAGAGCTGGTATTTATCATAAATCAAATGGACAATATGTAATAGGTCCACAAGATTGTGATTCACTAAAAATAGTCATGAGAAGTGTATTTTTACAGCATTCTGCAAATCAAATAAATAATATTCCACAACAAATTGTTGAATTAAATAAAATGGTATTAGACTATTGTATTCAACAGGTCTATAGTGAGGCGCAAGGTTATATGAAATATATTGACGATGTCAGCACATTAGTGGTGCCTATTGCTCATCCAGTTATGACTAGTCAAAATGATCGTCAATTAGAATTGAAGAGTTGGTTTTAGAGAGAAAAAGTTTTTAAATATTTAATAAAATAAATAAAAAATTTATTAATTTATTAATTTCTATAAATTTATAAATTTTTATAAATTTTTATAAATTATCTAGTGTATATCTAGTGTATATCTAGTGTATATCTAGTGTATTATTTTATTAAATATTTATTTACTCAATAATAATCAAGTTTTTTTTAATTACTCCACCTTTCTTAACAATAGACTTCTTTTTCTTAGGTTCTTCACCATTCATAATCATTTCTCTTTCAAAACAATAAGCAATATATTTTTCCCTTAGTTCATCTAATTCATTTTTCCACATTTGATGAATAGTAGTTGATTTAATTATTTCCAACTCTAACTCCTTGTTACCTTTGCTTTTTAGCAACTTTTCTATATTTTCTTCTGTAACTGAGTCCATAGGCATTTTTACAAGGTATTTAAAATCAGTATCATTATCTAAAATAGCATAACCCTTTTCAGTCAACATTTGATTGACTTCCTCCTTCTTCTTTTTTCTCAAGTCAATAGTTCCATCCAAATTTTCTTTAACATATTGAGCTTTATTTGTTAGTAAAACTAATTCTTTTTCCAAAGCATCAATCATAAAATTTTTTCTATCTTGATACAACTTTAATCGCACTTCATAATAGGTATCAATAATATGATTAACCTTTTCATATTTTCTAAGAGTATCATGAGCATCAAACAAATGCATATTAGTTGTTGTATTTGTAGTATATAATTTTAGCAATTTTTCAAGCCCATTACACTCGTGATCGCCTTTTAACTTCTCAATCTCTTCCAATTTTCCTTTAGCAAATGTAATTGTAAAATCCACATTTGTATCTTTGCTCATATCGTCATAATCTTTAATAACTGAATGAGATTTTTTACCATCTTTATCTGGTTTAGGATCAATTAATTCTTCTAACAATTCCTTAAAATCTTCTGTCCAATATCCAACAGGTAATTCAGTAACACGAATTTTATCTACACCAATTTTTTCATAGACACCTTTTATCAAGAATTTTTCACTAGAAAGCTTTGTAATCTTACCTTTAAATCCTTCATAATAAGGAACAAATTCAACTTCATTATTTTCTATTCCTAATAATTTATTCTTTAAATAATCAATAATCTGAAGAGGACTGTAACACATAATATCTGTGCTAAATCCTGTACCAATGCCTTTTGATCCATTTACTAATACCATAGGAATAATTGGAGCATAAAAGATTGGTTCAACCATTAAACCATCATCATCTAAATATTGAAGAATATTATCATCTGCCTGTGGAAATATAGCTCTTGTAATAGAATTTAATTGTGTAAAGATATATCTTTCAGAAGCACTATCTTTTCCACCTTGTAGTCTAGTTCCAAATTGTCCATTTGGTAAAAGCAAATTAATATTATTAGAACCAACAAAATTCTGCGCCATGCCTACAATTGCGGCATTTAAACTAGCCTCACCGTGATGATAACCAGATTCCTTAGAAGTATATCCGGAAAATTGTGCGACTTTCATTTCTGATGATAAATTGATTTTAAAGGCGGAATACAAAATTTTACGCAAAGATATTTTTAATCCATCCATCAAATTAGGAATAGATCGATCACAATCATATTTTGAGAAATGAATAAATTCTCTGTCAATGAATTCCTCATAAGGTACAGATGTTTTTGATGTATCTAAGAATTTTTTTCTATCATAGAAACTCAACCAATCTTTTCTATCGTCTGCTCTCTTTTTATTAAAAACCATATCAATTGAGTCATCTGACTTTTCTGAATGTTCAAATCCAACAATCTTTTTATTTTCAAAATATTCGCGAAATTCCTTGCCTGTGCTGGTTCCCAAACCCTTATAATATTTAATCTTCCAGCCACTAATATCATTTTCTTCCTTCCATTTATTATATTCTCCATCGCTATAAAAGTTAAGCTCACTAGATCCTTTCTTTGCTTTTAAAATAGGAGTATTCATAAAGCCAATAAATCCTGGAATATTAAAAAGTGTAGGCCATTCAGACTGGAATAAATTAATACCCAATCCTTTAATATGACTTCCATCTAAATCCTGATCAGTCATAAAAAGCACCTTACCATAACGTAACTGTTTATATACCTCTTCTAAACTAGCATATTTCTTGCCAGTTTCCAGACCTAATATTTTTTTAATTTCAGCAATCTCTTTATTTTCTGAAATCTTTTTTATGGCTTCACCTCTAACATTTAAGATTTTACCCTTCATCGGATAAACGCCAATAGTATTACGATCTTCAGAAGATAAACCAGAAATAATACCAGCCTTTGCTGAGTCACCTTCGCAAAAGATGATAACACAACTAGATGATTTTTCAGTTCCAGCCCAATTAGCATCGGTAAGTTTAGGAATTCCGCGAACAGATTTGCTCTTAACACCATCTGTTTTTTTAGCGGCTTTATTTTCCTTGACTTCTGTTAATTGAAGTGCCGCATCCATAACACCCATCTTTGCCACTTTTTCAATAAATTTTTCACTTACTTCACATTTAGAACCAAATTTAGAAGAAGGAGTGTTCATATAATCCTTTGTCTGACTATCAAATGCTGGATTTTCAATATCACAACGCACGAATAGTATTAATTGCTCCTTAATGGAGTTAGGATTAACCTTTATTTTTTTCTTTTTCTCAATATAGTCGCACAATTTTCTAGTGATTTGATTTAATATATATTCAACATGTTTGCCACCTTTAGCAGTATGAATACCATTTACGAATGAAATCTGAACAAATTCATTTGTTGGTGTCAACGCAACCGCATATTCCCATCGTTCCCCAGCATCTTCATATACACGAGGAGAAACTGCTTTATCTCCAATATACATATCAATATACTGTTGAAAATTCTTTACAGGAACAAGCTGATCATTATATTTAACCTTCAAGCTTTTATCAGTAATCGCAGAAATATCATAGACACGCTTCTTTAGTAACGCAATGATATCAGAAGAAAGTCCATCAATACCTAATCTCGCATAATCAGGTTTAAATATAATCTTAGTATATGGTTTTGTCTTACACTTTGTAATAGATGGTTTACAAATTTCATCAAGATTATTTTTATATTCTTGAATATATTTGAGACCACGAATATGATCAACAGTTTCAATGCGACCATATGTAGACCAAATAAGAACCAATTTAAATCCAAACCCATTTTTACCACCAACAATTTTTTTTTCATCTTTATTATAATTTGTTGAAGTTCTAAGATGACCAAATACCAATTCAGGTATCCAAATACCATCTTTTTGCGCGACGTCAATACCATTGCCATCATTGACCATTGTAATGGTTCCATCAGGATCAATAGAAACATCAATATGGGTAACAGGTAATGCGTTTTCAGAATTACTATCAACTCTGGTTTTCATTCTGACAACATGGTCGCGACTGTTAACAATACCTTCATCAAATAACTTAAACAAACCAGGAATATAACTAATATTTTTTTCAATAATTTTAGATCCATCTTTGCTCATAATCCATATATCTGCGTCAATATTCTCGACAGACCCAATATATGTATCGGGGTTATCTAAGATATGCTGCTTGTCAGTCTTCTGCTGAACATCAAAGAATAGTGTTGAATCAGGTCCGCTCATGTTTGATAATAGTATTATTTAATTATTATATTTAAATTATTTCAATTTTATTTCTAATTCAATTTTTTAAAAAGTAGAACAATTTAAAATAAAATCAAAAGTGATATTAATATGTATTCTCAAAGACAATTTACACCAGGTAAAAAATCAAATAGCGCAAAAATAATAAATTATATAGCAGCTTATAACGCATTACATCCTGGGTCAGATCAATTAAAATGTATATGTATTCAAGATCAATATAATAAAAATGTATTAGGATCTAATTCGCCATCTACAAGAATATCTAATAATCAACGAGTTTCTCAAATAGTAAATTTTTCAAGAGGTGGAAAAACTCAATATGGTAATTTTTATTTAGGGCAACCTTTAAATATTAATTATTTAGGTAGAGCAGAAGGTATGCCTGGAGGTAGTGGTAGCCCTCCAGTAAATAAATTTTAATAATTTAAAATCTTTTAAATATCTAAATATTGTATTTAGTAAATGCGTTACTAAATTTAATTTAGTAAAAATATATTTTCTCATGTAATTCTATAATAATGGTAGAACAAATGATTGGATCTCGCACTCAAGTGATGAATGGAACTGCTCACCATACTAAGGGTGGTCTTACTAAGAAACAACTAATGTATAACAAACACGGTCGAATTGTTTCTAGAAAGAAGCATACAATGGGAAAGAAAACTATTAAGCATTTATACAAGCTAGGATACAAACCTAAGAAGGGTTCTTTTAAATTATTCAAGAAGGGACACGGAAAGAGCAGAAGCAAGCGTGGTGGTAGTGGAATGAACGCGTTAAGTCCATCTCCTATCAGTGGTATTCATAACACTTCTGGAGTTGGTATCCAATTTATTGCTGGAAATGCCGCATAAAATAATTAAAATAATTAAAATTAATGTTTTATATTTTTACATATTTTATAAAATAATATGTAAAAAATTGTTAAAAAATCAATAATTATTTTTATACTAAAGTGTAGATAAAAATATACTAGTTTTAATAAATTTATCATACACAATATGATCTGCTAGTTTAAAATATAAATATTTTTCAAAATAACGTTTGCTAACTAAAAATGGTAAAGAATTTGATTTACAAAACTTATAATAGTAATTATACGCATCATCAAAAGATATTAAAGCTAAATTATGCTCAGCAGCTATTTGTTGTTTTACATATACCAATGATTTATCAATATCATTTAATTTATTCCACATGTTACTAGTAACATTTAAAACATACTTATCTTCAATAATTTCAATATTTGGAAAAAAATGAATTAATATTTTTAAAATATTTTCTTCACTGATAGTTCCATTTGATATATTATTAGAATTTCCCTTACTCCAATATTTAAAAAGCGAAGCTAATTCATCAATTTCTAATTCACTATCAAATATATTAATATTAGAATTAGAATTATTATCAATGTTAATTGTATTTTCCCAAAATTTAATAAAATCACTATGAAGTGGTAAATATTTACTAGTAATACCAAAAAACGAATCAGTTATTTCATCATAAAGCCCATATTTTTCCTTTAATATATTTTTCAATGTATTAGAATAAATTATATTTGGTAAACAAGAACTTGAGAGAAATTGTTTCCAAAGAAAATGAATATTCTTCCACTCCATTTTAACCTCATTTGAAACCTCTATAATATATTTATTATAGAAATCATTAGCTATTTCATTTTGTAAAGTATTTTTTAAATAATATGAATAATTAGATAGTTCTTCATCTGCCTTATTTTCAATAAACTTATCAGAGTTTTCATAACGTTTTGAATAATGAGCAGCAACACATAATAAATCTAATCCTATTTTTTTAAGTAATTCTCTCCAAACATTTATCGAAAAATTTTCATTAATTTTAATTAATCGACAATTTTCATAGGAATGATTTTCATGATATTTTGTCATGAAATTATTGGTGGTACCATTATGACTAATAGAGGCTAAAGCTACACTGTCTATTTCAGTTAAAAATTGTTTCATTTTTTGACTAACTAAAAAAATATGATTTAAGTTTTTTTTAAATATATTATCACCAATACTTGTAAGAAAATATTTTGCTGAATTTTTAGATGTAAAAAAAGAAGGGTATAACATATTTAATACATTTTGTATAGTATCTGTTTCTGGAATAGAAATAAATAAAGAACGTTCTTTTATTTGCTTTATAATAATAGACTTAGTTTTATGTTTCCATTGTAATAAAACTCCATCCTTAGTTATAGTAGAGAGAAGTTTATGAATAATATCATCTTCTTTTATAATTAAATATTTCTCTCCATCATATTCATAAAAGTTATTATTAGGTAAATAATAATATTTATTTTTACTCAAAAATACTTGTATAAAAATTTGTTGTTCTTCAGATAAATAATTATTTCGATTTATACGTTTTTCATGATTTTTATATTCGGTTTCAAGTGTATTTGGTAAATAGGTAACAATATGATTATATATTCGTTGGATCATATAATTATCATCTTTATATTTTTCTATTAATAATTTGACAGCATCTATACAATCAGTCTGAATTATTAATTTATTATTTTTCAAGTTCTCTGTCTTTAAGTTCTCTGTCATTCTTTAAAATTGTATTGGATTGTCTTTAAATTAGTTTTTAAATAATATTTTTAATATATAAATGAAAGTAACTTTAAAATATTTACCAAAAAGGCTAACAAGAAAAGACAAAAAAAGACAATTCAACGCTTTAGTAAAATCTAGAAAACTTTATAGAAAAGGAATATATTATACTAGAAAACCAGTTAAATCATTTATATCTAAAAAATCGCCACATATTATAAAAGCTGAAAAGATATATAAACTAAAAAATATTGGTGCGACACAAGAACTGGCAAAAGCAACAGGTTGTTCTATAAAAGCATTAAAAAAAATAATAAATAAAGGTCAAGGAGCATATTTTTCTTCTGGATCAAGACCCAACCAAACTGGACAATCATGGGGAATAGCTCGTTTAGCTAGTTCTATTACAGCTGGAAAAGCAGCAGCAGTAGACTATAATATACTAGAAGAAGGTTGTATTCCAAATTCAAAGGCACTTAAACTAGCAAAAACCGCAAGAAGAAAATATGGACATGGAACTAGAAGAGTTCCAAAAGTATCCTTAAAATAAATTATATTAAATTATATTAAATTATATTAAATTATATTAAATGCGTTAAATATTTAAATTCATAAGTATTTAAAGATTTAAAATGAAAAATTACTATAATGTCCGCATTTTCAAATAATAATCAAATAACACCTACTGATGGAAATGTTTTAACAATTAAAACAGTTCAAATTGCTCCATTTAGAACTTTAATGACCGCACTTAAAGATATTTTGTTAGAAACAAATATTACTTTTGAGCCAGATGGAATACGAATTATTAATATGGATAAGTCGCATACTATTTTAGCACATTTATATTTGGAAGCACATAATTTTGAAATGTATGAATGTAAAAAGGAAAAGATTATTATTGGAGTAAATATGTTTCATCTATTTAAGTTAATCAATACAATTGACAATGATGATACATTAACCATCTATATCGAGAATTCTGATTATGTAGATGGTATAGTTTCTCATTTGGCTTTAAAATTTGAGAATGGAGAGATTAAGCAATGTAAGACCCAGAAGTTGCGATTAATTGAACCTGAGCCTGAAGAGCTTCAATATCCTGATGTTAAGTTTTCTTCTATTATTAATCTTCCATCTGCTGATTTTCAGAAGATTATTCGCGATCTTTCATGTATTTCTGATAAGTTGGAAATTAAATCTGTTGGTAATGAGCTAATATTTAAGTGTTCTGGACAATTTGCTTCTGCTGAAATTCATCGTGCTGAATCAGACGGCAGTATGGGATTTATTTTGAAGCAAGACTCATCTAAGGTTATTCAGGGAGAATTTTCATTGAAGAATTTAGGATATTTCATAAAATGTACCAATCTTTGCCAACAAATTGAAGTTTATTTGGAGAACGATTTGCCTCTTGTTGTCAAATATGATGTAGCCAGTTTGGGAACCATAAAATTATGTTTAGCCTCATTACCTTCTTCGTAAACTTAACTAAGTTTAGATAAAATATTTTATAATTTTTATTATAAAAACTTGTAAAATATAAATATGTAATAATTATTTAAATGAAATATCCAGAATAACTATACATGAATAATATTAATCGTGATTATATTTTTAATTTAAGAGACAGTAATATAATAATACCAAAATTAAAACCATCTACATCACATAAAGATTTAAATCAAACAGATTTAATACACATTATTAAATCCCCATCACCTCTTTCACAAATGCATATAAAACCCGATATAATAGTAGGACCAACAGGCCCTCAAGGTATATCAGGCGATCGTTATTCTTCAAAAACAATAGGAAAATATATCTTTGATATGAAAGAAAATTCTTTTATAAGTTTTAATATTGAACCTGGCCTAGCATATATAAATGGTAATTCAGTTATTGTAGCAGAAGTACCTACAAAAATAAATTCTGAAATAAACTCTTTTGAAGGAATAGTTCAATATTATAATTCACAATCAGGTCAAATTATAATTCAAGATATAAATAATATTAAGGGAACAATTGAAAAAATACCTAGTTATTATTATGTTAATTTAAATGCTATTCCACAATCTATTATTTCTAGTGATATTTCATCAATACAACTTGTATTAAATAATAATACTATAAATATATCTGAACAGGATAATGATATTCAATATTATATATTAAATTTAAAAAATAATGATGAAGTTAAATATATTTATACTTTATTAAAAAATAATCAAAAAGCATCAATTTTAATAAAACTTGATATTATTTCAAATGAAACAATGGCAATTATTTATCCAATAATAAATATAAATACTAGTTATAACTCAAATATAATTTTAAATACTAATACTCCTTATGCTATTCTTAAAATACATGTTATTGAAAATTTACTCTTTGGAGATTGTATTTTTTATTTTAAAAATATATAAAAAGTTTAATTTTATATTATTATATACAATTTATTATTATATATAATTTATTATTATATACAATTTATTATTATATATAATTTATTATATATTATATATAAAATGTCATTTATTAATTATACACAATATTTAGGTTCTCAACGCTGTTGTAATTTTAATAAACAAGGACCAGTTGGTCCTGTTGGACCACAAGGTTCTCAAGGACCTATAGGTCCAGCAGGGGTTACTGGTGGTTTAGGATCTACTGGACCTACTGGAAGAGGATGTAGAGGACCTACAGGACCAAATGGAGGACCAATAGGACCAATAGGCCCAACTGGTGTAACAGGCTATATCGGAGCTACTGGTTTCACTGGTCCAACTGGTTTCACTGGCCCAACTGGTGTAACAGGCTATATCGGAGCTACTGGTTTCACTGGTCCAACTGGTTTCACTGGTCCAACTGGTTTCACTGGTCCAACTGGTTTCACTGGTCCAACTGGTTTCACTGGTCCAACTGGTTTCACTGGTCCAACTGGTTTCACTGGTCCAACTGGTTTCACTGGTCCAACTGGTTTCACTGGTCCAACCGGATTTACAGGTCCAACCGGATTTACAGGTCCAACCGGACCTTCTCAATTCACTCAATTGGGATTAGTAAAACTTCAAACGCTTAATGTGAGTATAACTGGTTCTGCGTCTGCTGTTAATTTTAATTTAGACCCTATATTCAATTCATCTTACAAAGATTATCGTATTATATTAACACCTACAACTCAAGTAGCATTTACAGCGTATCCTAGTTATTCTCTTGCTGGATTTTTGGGAACAAGTGTTCCTACCACAGGTTCAGTATACGGATTTGAAATGACTTCAGGTTCTACTACGGTTGTAAGTCCTGTATATATTTCTGGTGCTATTTTATCTTCCGCACCATTAGTATTTTCGGTTTCTTCTACACCGAATAAGCAAGTAGTGTTTGAAATATCTAATGTTGGTTTTACTGCTTCGATATCACAAAATGTTTATATTACTTGTAAATCATTTTACGGCAATCCAGGTGTTTCTGGAACAAGTGATAGGAATATTGCTTGTGTTAATACAAGTGGGTTGATTACTGGTTTAATAATTCAACAGAGTGCTATAGGTGCTGGTAATAACTTTATACTTCAAGCAACAGTATATGGATATAATGAAGTATAATCTAATATAATTAAAATGTCCGCAAAGAGTATATGGATACGGGAATATTTGACGCTGTATTTTGGAGTTTTTTTATTACCTCTATGATGGGATTTTGACCTCTATGGTGTATAAATTCAAATTTAAAGAGGTTTAATGTTGTTGTATTAAAATCGTTAGGGATACAGAAGCAGAAGAAAAAGAAGAGGAGTTTAGGATAAATCACCCTCCTCCTCCACAAGTATTACAAGAGAGTAAGAATAATTTAGTTTAATTACACTGTCAGTTGTTATACGCATGCCTCATTTTTGGTAAAAAAGTATTTAAATAAAATATTATAAAAAAATTAATAATATTTTGAGCAACTTTTTCTAAAAGTGAAATATATAACCAAATATTTTGCGCAACTTTTTCTAAAAGTTGCCTTTAATATTCAGGTGTATGCTTTTTAAATATACATCCCTGAGGTGTTAAACCCTTTACATCCGATGTGACAATTGCTGGATTTTGATTTTTACAATCAGTCATCCATATCTTAATAATACAAAAATTTTTCTTTGGCGAAATTGTTATCCCAGTTACACAATTAACAAAACCTGATTGACTACTAATTGACCCGCCAACCACAGCATACGTCAAATCCTTCCAAACCTTATAGACATTTTTATTCAGAACTTTGTAGGAAAAGCAACCTCCATCGCGGTTCTTTGGATCCTCCCAGATAGGTTTAATACCTGTTTTCATCACAAATAACATACAATTTTCTACTAAAATTTCAGGCAAAGTTTCTGTAACTGCTAAGGTTTCTTCCACACTAGTCATGTTTGAAATGGGTATATAACTCTTAATACTCCAGTCAGTATCATGAGGTAAATGTGCCCAAATAGTCCAAGGTGTATTCAATTGGTGAAAATCAGTTGATTGAAATTCAGAAGATTCACTAATAGTTGCTGTGTCCATTGTAGTAATGTGGGATAACATTTCTACTTTATTATCTCATTTTTTTTTTAAATTATTTTAAAATATATATTATTTTCTAATTTATAGAAATAATATATAGATTAGTTAAATTATTTACGAATATTATTTTTTATTATTTGATTTATCTTCTATTATATAGTCATCCTTTTGAATTACTAAATAATCGCTATCATTATTTAAATCCATGTAAAAACTATTTACATTTTGATCTATTAATTTTAAAGTAATTTCTATAGGCAAACTAGCAATATCTATATTATTGAACATAGTCAACATTAATATATTATATTCTTCATGATAATATCTCAAATAATACAAAAAGAAAGAATAATTAAAAATATTATCTTTAATATAAAAATTGACTTTATTATTAGAAAGATCTAATTTATATGTTTTTCCTTGATATATAATTTCCACAAGTATAAATTTAATATTAGATTTTTCATATTCATATATTGCGTTATTTTCTAGTAAAGACTTCAAGTCTTCTTTATTGTTTGGCAAATTTCTGATAATTTTTATATTATTTGGTAACGTAGAACGATCTTTATATATTAAAAAATCGTAATCTATATTTGCTAAATCAGATAAAGTTAAACATTGATTTTTAATAACTTTTTTAACTACTCTACTATTTTTAATAAATTCAATATCACAATGATTTTTCTGGTTACATCTGGCAAACTTTTTTAGATCATCTATTACTAATATTAATGTGGGATATTTCTCTGTGATATATTTTGTTGTTTGTTTTATAAAGATTTCTGTCTGACTATAAAAATAAAAAAATTTAAATGAAGCTGTGACAACAAAATTTTCATAGTCATCTGGATAATGTCTTTTTATATATTCATTTAAAAGAAATCCAAGCGCACATGTTTTACCTAATTCAAATAATGTTTGAAACATTAATTATGATTATTTTATAACTATTTATTTAAATTGTTTATAAATAGTTATACTACTTAAAAAGATAAAATATACCAAAAATAATGTAATATAAAGTTTTGAATATCATTTTATATAAATTAATTACTATTTTTATTTAAATTGTTTATATAAATAATTATCATTCCTTAATTTAACTGCGATAAGTTCGATCACTTCTCCAAAATGGGAACATTTGTTGTTGTGTAGTAACAACAGTTGATGGTTGTGATGTATAATCGTTATTATGTGGATTTGGAACAATAATATTTGGAGATTTATAATAAACTGGGTTTTTAGTAGAATTATATTCTGGATCATAAATAAGGACATTTCCAGCTGTATCTATTTTAACATCTTTGCTACAAAAAGTTGATGTGGAATTTGTATCTGTGTTGCATTTTGTATTAAGTGTTCCTGTAGCGGCATCTAAACCAAAAATATACAGGAGAACAGTAACAATAAAAGTCATTAAAATAAATGGAATAAAAACAATTATCCATGATACAACGCCAAAACCTTGTTCGCATAGTATATTTAATAATAAAGTAACCATAACCATTACAATAGCTTTCATAAAAGCAGTATTATAAAGTCCCTTAAATGTGTCAATAAGTATTTGAGTTGCTGAAAATATAACATAAATAATAGCTGGAGGACATAAATTTAACATTATTTATAATATATTTATATTTTATTTTATTATTCATCAGCATAGAAGAAAGGTTCTGAGACTTTAAAGTATCCGACCTTTCCCCCGACATCTCCGTCTTCGGATAGCTGATAAATGAACCCTGATTCATCATTATTTGTACAGTAAGTTACATCGTCAATCTCAATTTCAAATAATTCTTCTTCTTCAACCTCTATATTTTGCTCTACTTTTTTAAAAAGTAGAGGTTGGTCCAAAATTTCCTCTTCTTCTACTTGTCCATCCACGGAAAATTCAACTTCATTTTCTTCAGTCTCAGTTTCAACTTCATCTTCTTCAGACTCAGTTTCAACTTCATCTTCTTCAACCTCTAGATTTTGCTCTACTTTTTTAAAAAGTAGAGGTTGATCCAAAACAGTTTCTTCTTCCTCTTCAGAAACTTCTTCCTCTTCAGAAACTTCTTCTTTATCTTTCACCTTTTGAGCCAAATTTGGTTCTTCTTCCTCTTCTACTTCTTCTACTTCTACTTCTTCCTCTTCTACTTCTTTCTCTTTTACTTCTTCTTCCTCCTCTACTTCTTCCTCTTCTACTTCTTCTACTTCTTCCTCTTCTACTTCTTCCTCTTCTACTTCTTCCTCTTCTACTTCTTCCTCCTCTACTTCTTCTTCTTCCTCTTCTACTTCTTCATCGGAGCTTTCATATTCATCTTCCTTATCAGTTTCTTCCTCATCGGACAATATAATAGGCTGAATAAATACTTCTTCGGATACATTTGTTTCAATTTCTTCTTTAATTATAATTTTAATATTTTCATTCTCACAAGCTGTAGTAATGGAAGCTTTAACAATATCTTCCTTTTTAGGCTCTTCTAAATTTTTTTTATTAACATAATCTAATATTTTATTTAAAATAGGAGCTATTTCAGACAATTGATTTCCACATATTTCACCAAGTTTTGTAGATAGTTTAAAAACAAATTCATCAATATCATCTATATCGTCTTCTTGGGTATTTTTAGTATTCTTACTATTTATATTATTATGATGAAGTTCATTCGCAATCGACGGTAATTTCATTAATTGTTGATGAGTTTGTTCTAATAATTCATATCTTTTCATAAAATCCCCCATATTTTTTGTAAAATGATTTTTAATTACATGAGTAATTTCGTCAAATAATTCCTCCATTTTCAATCTATTAGTAATATTTTCTGTCATCCTTTAATAATTTATATATAACTATTCGTTTAATATGATTTAAAAAATAATTTATCTATTTCATATATGTCAAATATTTTAGATAGTATATCAATTATTGAGACGAATCAGATCGATGAAAAGGTTCAGAAAATTATGCGACAGACAGACTACAGTGAGGAAGTCGCAACTGAAAAGTTGAAGGAACACGGATTTAATGAAATTGCTACTATTAAAGCATATTTAGGAGTTCCAGAAAAAAAAACTTCAAATCAAGTGAAATCTGTTAATCAAGAGATTTATAAACAGTTGCGTAATAAATTAGATAGTTCAATGCGTGATTATCAGGCAAGAGTAGAGAGAGGAGAAGTTAAAAAGGTTGTTTAGAGTAATATATTTTTTATTTTTTAGAAGGTTTAGCACGTTTTCCATGTTTACCTGGTTTACCAGGAATACCAGTAATACCAGGAATACCAGGAATAGCTGATGGCATAGCAAAAACCATCGCATTTATATTTGAAATATGATCTACTACATAAATGATAACAAAAACAAGTAAAAATAATAATATTTGGAAATGTTTATCTTTATAGAAGTGTATGACTGAATTAAAATTCCAAAAAGAAAAACTTTCATCATCAAGTTCTGAGCTCTTATCCATAATACATGAATAGAAAAAAATACAAAAATAGAAAAAATACAAAAATAGCAAATATATGAATATATAAATATGTAAATATGTAAATATGTAAAAATAATATACTAAACTGTTATGTGTATATTATTTTCTAATTTTGACTTATACCAAATCTTTCGCTTAAAATATTGGTTTTATTTTGTTTTTTTTGAAGCTTCTTTTTAATTTGATATGTATTAGATGGAATTATTTTGTTATTAATAATAAAATCATCATTATCTTCATGTAATTCAGGAAGAATACGCGTTAGTGGTTTATCTACTACTAAAAATAAACGTTCATTTCTCAATAGTGCTCTATATTCTTGTATACTTAGATTTCCATAATATTTATCTAGCATATAAAATGGATTTGGTGCTGGCTTAATATTTTTTTTATAATTATAAATTTTAGTATAAATATGATTTAAAAGATGATATCTTTCAAACTTTGTAGACATGTCAATATTTTCTTCCATTAGATAAGCTGTGGAACATTCAGGACTACAAAAACATCCATATACATGATAAGAATCTTTAATAAAATGCTTTGGAATATAAATAGGTGGATTATCAAAATCACATGTGCACCAAAAACAAGCTGATTTTTTATCACATATATTATTTGTATGTAAATTATGCTCTAAAACCTTTAATTTTCTCCAAACTTCACGAATATCAGTATCTTTATTTTGTTTATTATCTTCATTATCGTCATTTTCATTATCATCATCATAATCATTGTTATTTTTTAAAGGTTCTATAGGATTAATAAATTGAGATAAATTTGTATGACTGCTAAATGGAGTATTTTCTTTAATAATATCATATGATAATTGACTTTTATTTGAAAAATTAAAACTATCAAAATTATTAGTAATTAATATATTTGTTTGTAAATCTTTTAAACAACACTTTAAATGTAATATAACATTAGGTTTTACCTCCTTATCATTATTTAATTGAACCATTTGTTGAATAATTTTGCCTCCTTTTGGTTTACGACCGCGTTTTTTAACTGGTTTAGTTTCACTTAAACTATCATTAGAATTTTCAGATAAAAAAATATTTTTCTCAACTATATTTTCGTCAGTTTCATTATTATCTTCTAATAAATTTAAATTATTTGCTATTTCATAAGTATCTTCGATTAATACATTAATATTATTACTATTAATAGTATTACTAATAGTAGTCATAATAGAATTACTATTATTCATATTACTTTCTGTATTAGAAGAGTTAGTAGTTAAGTTTATATTTTGTTCTTGTTGTTGTTGTTGTTGTTGTTGTTGTTGTAAAGCCAATTCAATGTCTTTTTTAGATTTTCTGCCGCGTTTTTTAGGAAGAGTATTTCCTTCTACAATAGATTTTTCTAGATCTTTTTTATTAGTCATTTTAAGTTATACAATAATATATATTTCTGATTTAAATTGTTTTAATATATATTTTTTCTAATATGTATTTTTCATAGTTTACTTATAATATTATTTATAAACTATTATTTGTATAACATTTTCGGCAAACTGGTATATAATTATCAGACCCTACAACAGTTTGTTCCTTTTCTTTTGTTAAACGCATTGAAAATATTGCCAATGTGCCATCTTTACATGAAGAACAGAGAGAAGTTAATTTACGCACTTTGTCGCAAAATGGTATCAAATCTAGTATATTTCCAAATTTTTTTCTCTCAAAATCTCCATCTAATCCACAAATATAAACTTTCTTATTATGATTTAACATATCAAGCACAACTTCGTATAGATCTGGAAAGAATTGTCCTTCATTAATAAGTATAACCTTTGCGTTTCTAACTACATTTGTTGACACATCGTTTAACCAAATATCGCTTAAAGTAGTTGCTTGTAGACAAGGTGCCATAATTTTGTCATGACTTGATAGCATAGTATCATGATATCTTTTATCAATAGTATGGTTAATAATAGTAACAGGAATATTGCAGAATACGCACTGTTTATAAATCTCTAAAATCTCGGATGTTTTTCCAGCATACATTGGACCAATAATTAGTTCCAAATAACCAGTTTCGCATATCGATGAAGTAGCCATAGTAGTTGTATTCATTAAATATCTTTAATATTTTAAAATCAATTTTTAAATTAAATATTAAAAGAATTATGATATATAATAAAATGTCAAGTAGCGGTGTCCCACTTGTAGAGCTATATAGACCAAAAAATTTTGAAGATATTGTTCTGGATCCATTAAATAAGCAGATTTTAAAAAATATAATTGATACATCGTATTTTCCAAATTTACTATTTTATGGACCACCTGGAACAGGTAAAACGACAACTATCATAAATTTAATAAATGCCTATCAAGAAAAATTAAATATTAAAAATAAAGATTTAATTATTCATTTAAACGCATCTGACGAGAGAGGAATAGATATTATAAGAAACCAGATAAATTTTTTTGTAAATTCTAATCCGCTTTTTCATACAGGAATGAAATTTGTTATATTAGATGAGGTAGATTATATGACTAAAAATGCTCAGCAAGCATTAAGATATCTATTACAAAATTACTCTAGTAGTGTTCGTTTTTGTTTAATATGTAATTATATAAGTAAAATAGATGAAGGTTTACAAAATGAATTTATTCGTTTACGGTTCAATCAGTTGCCAAAAGAAGAAATAATAAAGTTTCTCAAAAATATTTCTATATCGGAGAATCTAAATTTATCGGAAAAATCATTAGAATGTATTCAAAAACTTTATAAATCAGACATAAGAAGTATGATAAATTTTATGCAGTCAAATCAAGATATAGTAAAACAAAATGTAGACAATGATTTTAAATTCAATATAATAGATAATAATATTTGGGAAAATCTCATCTCAATGTTTCTAAAGAGAGAAAAAATAAACACACTTAATGATTATATTTATTTAATTAGCATTAAATATAATATTGATAAAAAAAATATAATTAAAGACTTTTTAAATTATATTATTCGTAATTATTCTAAATATGTAAATACTAAATTTTTAGAATTTGTTGAAAACTTGCTACATTCACAAGTTCAAAATAATAATGTATATGTTAATTACTCGTTAACGCGACTATCATCCTTTATATCTTCATGAATTATAGAACATATAAGATTTTCTTTAACATCAAATTTAGAAAGTCTCATTTGTAATTTAATTATGAACTCATTTGGTGGAGAACTTTTTGACGGATCAAAAAAGTTTTGTTTCAGGCTATATTCGCCTTTTGGGATATTCTCCTTCATGGATGTAAATAAGTTTTGCTTAATAGGGATACTAATTCCTCTTTCATTGATGATGCGCGATTTACTTGTAGTTAACATTCTTTATATTATATTATAAAGAAAATAATTGAAATAAAATTAATTTAAAGAATTTAAAGATATTAGTTGACACTATAGTAATGGCAATCACCATGGATATTGATGAAGAATGGCAAAATTTTAATAATAATGATGGCATAGATGACGACGATGATGCTAAGGGTTTTGATGATGATCTCGATGATGAATATGCAAAATTTCTTAAAATGGACGGGGATGAAGAAACTTTATCGGCTAATATTAAGCCTGAATTGGGTTCATCTGAAGCTCCTAAATCATCAGAAATTTATATTTCGACAAAAACTAAAATTGCTTATTTAAATACACCTATTGATTTAAAAACAATATTTTGGTTAATTGATGTAATACCTTATGCTAAACCTTTAAATGGAGTTGTAAAAAAACAAATGAAGTTTAGCTTAGAAAATCAGGAAGATCTTACTTTTATTCAAGATAAACTTAAAGCTGAGACCTATGTTGAAGAGCATGTTATTACCCATATTGATAATCCTACTGGGAGAATTAAATTTAAGGATGTCCGTAAGATTAGTATTGGAATATGTAAAAAGGATATTATGAGCTATCGCTGTAAGAAGAAGAGTGCTTTTTATAATTGCTTTGTTTTAATCCTGCGAATGAAGGTTCAAGGTATTTTTAAGGAATTTCATGTCAAGGTTTTTAACACTGGTAAATTGGAAATACCTGGTGTTCAGAGCGATGAGAGCTTTGAAATGATTTTAAAATTAATTATTGAAATACTACAACCATTTACTGAAGGTAATTTGGGATATAAAGATAATAGTACTGAGACTGTGCTAATCAATTCGAATTTTAATTGTGGTTTCTTTATTAATAGAGAGATATTGTATGAAACTTTGAAATTTAAATATAATATTCAAGCTATTTATGATCCTTGTTCATATCCTGGCATTCAATCTAAATTCTATTACAATCCTGATATTGGGTTACAAAATGGATGTCAAATTTCAGAAGAGAATAAGCATTTATATACCAATGTTAAAGAGGTGTCTTTTATGATTTTCAGAACTGGAAGTGTTCTTATTGTCGGAAAATGTGATGAAAATGTATTGTTTATTATTTATGAATTTCTTAAGATTATACTGATAAATGAATATAAAAACATTTGTCAGCAAAAAACATTAACAACTAGTCAAAACAAAGATAAAAAGAAGAAACTTCGTAAAAAAATAATTATTGTTGATATTGAAAACCCTTAAGATACATCATATTAAATATATATATATATATATATTAGCTTATAAACCAATCTATAAAGCTATCTGGAGATTCTAATAATTTTTCGGTAAATTCATTCAAATATAATTTTTTTTTATAATTTTTAATAGTTTCTGGATTTTTGAAAAACTTGTTTATTAATACGCGATTTAATTCAAAAAAGATATTTGTATCATGTATATCATAATATAATTTTTCAATAATACTATATAATGTACCTATGTGTTTTTGTTCATTAAAATTACTTAGTTTATCACATAAACTAGCAAATATTTCTATAGACCCTTCTATATTTTTGGTATTTTCTGTTTGTATTATTTTTAATAGATATGTTTGATATAATTGAATATAAATATTTATTATATCTAATTTACTTCTTGTTTCGTTTGAAATAGTTTCATTTATTTTTTTCAGTTCATTACTTATTTCAAACAATGTTTTTTTATATACGTATGTTGTAGCATCTCTCGAAGTTAATTGTAGAAACATTTTTTCATCTTCTGATATTTGTCCTACAAATTCAAGATAAAAATAAAAAGATTTTTGGCAATGAAAGTATGTTAAATCAATATTTTTTGTATAATATAATATATTGTTAAAAACATTTGTTACTGTGTCCATACCACGAATAATAATAAATTTTGAAAAGGGCTTATTTTTAGTATTTGTATTTTCTACAATAAATTTTATGTATTCACAGAGTAATTCGGAATATTTTTTAGTTATTAATCCAGTAGTTTCAATTAATTCACTTCTATAATTTTCGCTGTAATTTAAAGAATAATTATTATCTTTATTATTTAATATTTTCATTCTATTATTATTTAATTTTATTATATTTAATAGAATATTTTGTATTTTTATATTTTGTATTTTTATATTTTGTATTTTTATATTTTGTATTTTTGTATTTTGTATTTTTATATTTTGTATTTTTGTATTTTGTATTTTTATATTTTGTATTTTATATTTGTATTTTATATAAATTAGTTTAATTTAATAAGTATTTAAAGACTAATAAATTAAAATTATATAAAATGTCCGTAGAAGATAAATCCAACACCGCAAAGCCAAGTGCGTCAAATTTGAATTATAGACTTCCTTCTGATGTTACGTTGAAACATGCTGCTAAACTTTCTATTGTTGATGATAAACCAATCCTTTTAGATTATTGGACAGCTTCGTTAGATAAGAAGGCTTTGGTCGGAGCTAGAGATAATGGAGAGAAATTGCTTGTTAAGTCTGAAGACGAATACACATCAACTATCCAAAAATTCTATAAGTCTGGCACTGAATATATTATCATTACTGAGAATTCTATTTATATTGTTTCCAATGAGATCCCTACTAGAAAGATCTCCTAATTCCACCTTTTCCACCTTTTCCACCTTTAGAAAAGGTGGAGCCAAAATCTGTAACCTTTAGAAAAGGTGGAGCCAAAATCTGTAACCTTTAGAAAAGGTGGAGCCAAAATCTGTAACCTTTAGAAAAGGTGGAGCCAAA